TAGATTTCAAAAATATATTAATGAGAATAAGAAATATCTTGAAGATGAACAGTTTTGGGAATTTCAGACATTGCAAGTCTTTATTAATGATAATCCATTTGATGCAGCGTATAAATTTTTGACACCATTTGAAGATATTATTGATGGAGAGAAATGTACATTAGTTGGTATTATTGCAAAAGTGCAAAAGAAGAAAGACAAAAATGGTAAACAATTTGCATACATCAACATATATTCAAGTTTTGGATTAGTAGAGGGCATTGTATGGCATAGTCAATTAAAAGAATATGAGGATATTGTAAAAAAAGGACAACAGGTAGCAATTCTTTGTAAGAAAGATAGTGAAGAAAAAGTAGTTGTAGAGAAATTAAAACCATACAACAAATGGTTAGAATATGTGAGAAAACAAGGGGTGAAAGTATAAATGAATGAAGATGATATTTTACAGTTTAATATAATTGTATTAAGCGAAACGTATTATTCAGACGAAACAACATGGGGATGTTTTAATTTTTCTACAAAAGATGATATTCCATACTTTGTAGAACCATCTAAATCATTTGATCCGTTTAAAGAAAACCATTCAGATGAGAATGTAAAAATAAGTAAGCTAGTAGGTAAAATGCAACATTTAGTTATTGGTGGAGAATATATAGTTAAAGCGCAATATAAGCGTGACAAAAAATATGGTGATCAGTACACTCCGATTGCAATTTATGCGGTTATTCCTCAAACGAGAGAAACGCAATTACTATTTTTGAAATCAATGATTCCTATTACAATTGCAGAAAATCTTATAGACGCATATCCGAATGTCGTAAATGATGTGGCAAATGGTACACTTAAATATATTGATTACAGCCGTGTAAAAGGAGTAAGAGAATTAACATGGAATAGAATTAAAGAAAAAATTATTAACAATTATTTGATTTCGGATATTATTGTGATGCTTAAACCTTTGGGAGTAACATATGCAATGATTAAAAAACTTCTTTCTGATGAACCTAACCCAGTGTTACTAAAACAAGAAATTGAAAAAAATCCGTGGATCTTAACAAAAATTAACGGACTAGGGTTCAAACGTGTCGATGACTTAGCTTTGAGATTACATCCAAATAAAATTGATTCTATAGATAGATTAGTTGCATTTGTAAAATATTATTTTACAGAACTTGGAGAAAGTAATGGTCATACATGGTGTTCTGAATCTATTTTAAGATCTGCGATTAGTAACAATGTTCCTGAATGTGTAGATAAAATAGATTGGCTATTAACTAATGATGAATTTTTGTATATTGAGAATGAACGTGTAGGACTAAAATATTATCATGATATTGAATTAAAAATATTTGATATTATAAAAAGAAAAGCGGATACATTGACTTTTGATGTTCCACAAGATGTAGTTGACAATGCAATTAATCAAGCCGAAAAGGAGCAAGGATTTCAATATACAACTGAACAAAATTATGTAATTAGACAATCACTTCAAAGAAGTGTTAGCTTCATTACAGGGAAAGCAGGTACGGGTAAATCGTCAATTATGAGAGGAATTATAAAAGCATATCAATTGGCGAATAAAAATATAGCGGCATCCGCTTTATCAGCAATGGCTTCACAACGAATTACAGAAGCAACAGATTTTCCTGCCGCAACAATTCATAGAACATTAGGATGTGTTGGGTTGAATAAGTTTACATTTAATAAAGATAATCATTTGCTTACTAATGTGGCATTTATGGATGAAGGAAGTATGGTTAATGCAAATTTATTTTTAAATTGGTTAGAAGCGATTGATAACAATACTAAAATTGTAATTTGCGGTGATCATAAACAGCTACCGCCAATAGGGTTTGGCAATATATTTTCAGATTTAATTGATGTATTTGATAACTCGATTGTAAGTAAATTAACAAAACCAATGAGACAAGCTGAAAAATCTGGAATCCTCGTTGATGCTAATAAAATTCGTGAAAACATTAACCCTATTACAGAAACATTGCAACCTAGAATTATTCATGGAGAATTGCATGATATGTACTATATGTTCCGCACAAATAGACAATCACTATTTGATATTGCAATTAAAACATTTTTGCAATCAGTTAAAACGGATGGTATTGATAATGTAGTTATTGCAGTACCTCGAAAGCAAGGATGTCTTAATAGTTCACGAGAAATTAATAAAGTTATTCAAGAAAAATTATTAGGCGAAGAACTTAAAAGTATTGATGGTTTTGAAGTGACATTTAAACTTGGGGCAAAAGTTATGCAAACAATAAACGACTATAATAAAAATGTTTTCAATGGAGAAATAGGTTATATAACAGATATTGGAGAAAGAGAAAATGAAAATAATAAAAAAGAAGAATACTGTGTTGTAACATATAGAGACACTTTTGGCAAAGACAAACAAATTGAATATATAAAAAAAGAGCTTAGTGCATTAGATCTTGCTTATGCTATGACAGTACATAAACTACAAGGAGCAGGTAGAAAAACGGTAATAGGTATTATTGATAATACACATTATCAATTATTGGATAACTGTATGTTATATACGTTGATAACCAGGGCAAAAAAGCGTTGCTTACTACTTGCTGAACCACAAGCTTTTTTACAATGTATTAGGACAAGTCATAACAGGAGAAACACTTGGATGGCGTTAATGTAACTAAATGAAAGCAGAATTTCATGGCAAAAACAATGCTATATATAGTGTATTAAACTAAAATAAACACTATATATAGTATATAAGAAAAGAGGTGAACAACTATTATTCCAGAAAAATGTAATAAGTGTGGATGTGAGGAGTTTTACACAAAAGAAAGTGGTACACAGACAGGACTGTATTGTAAAAAATGCAACAAATGGATTAAATGGTTGAGTAAGAAAGAAGTAGCCAACTTCAATAAGTGCAACGTTGCTGATATACAGCTTGATACAAATGGTAACATTCATGGCAAATTAATTCCTTCTATTGAAGATCGTTTATGGAGATTTGTAGATTTTCTTGATAAGAAAATTAATGAAGAATTAGAAAGAAAACCATTGTCCCAATCTGATTCTATTGCAAAATGTTCATATTCGCTTGCATTAGAAAGAGATAAAAATGCACTAATTAATATTCTTAATGGTAGAGAATTTCATGATATGAGAGAATAAATATGTATAGTAAAGAAAATCTATTAAAACTTAAAGTAATTAACTGTAAAAACTATATTTACATAGCAGATGAAGATTATTATGGAGTTACAGACTTAACTAGATACTTATTTGATGGTGAAGTACCAGAGAAAACAAATAAAGATAGATGGTTTAAACTTAATAGTATTCCTAAAGTTGTAGCAGCAAAGCAAGAAGATAAACGTATTAATGTTAGGTATGAACTGAAAGCAGGATATACTGCAACAGAACTCATGCCACAGATTATCACACAAGAAATGGAACAAAGTGAAGAATACGATGAAGTAATTGAATTATATAACTATAAGTATGACACTATTCCAGGAGAATATGAACCAATTGAATTTGAAATTAAAGAAATTTACTCAAGAGAAAATTTTGAGTTTGTTCCCAATAAATATAATGCAAAAACAGATTTACTCACACAAATTGAATATCCAGAAGAAGCATATCAAGACAAACCTTGCAAACTAGATTGTGATGAAATGTTAAAGATTATAAGAAATTATGTTAAAGCAAATATTGATACTAATGTTGCTGATATCACATCTGATTATGATTTTCATTTTGAAGTAAAGAAGAAAATCGCATTGGCTGATCCATACAATATTTTAATTGATACAAATAATAATCTATTCAGTAAAAGAAAAAGAAAGCCTAAGTGGGTTAATCGTATGATTTCACATAAAACAGAAACGATTATTGATTTTAAAAATTCAACATCTACAGATTTTGGAAAAGATTGTGTAAAAGCTCCATCTATTATCGGAGAAAATTATCAAGATTTACAAAATAAAGTAGAGAAATTTTTAACAGAGCTTATGTCACAGATTAACAAAAAATATTGTGAATGCCCTACTTGTAAAGGTTGGGGAATTGTAGAAGGAGAATAATATGATGACAAGAACAAAAGTATTTAGTAAAGATTATTTAATGGATGAACTTGATTTACCGTATGACAATACTATTGTTGATAGGATTGTAAATACTACTCGGTGGTCAATTATCCATGAGATTGTATTTGAAGATAATGGAAAGTTTTACATGACTACATATTCAGAAGGTGCAACAGAATGCCAGGATGAAAGACCTTGGGAGTATGATGATGAGATTGAATGCACAGAAGTAGAACTTAAAGAAGTCAAAGTTAAAAAATGGATTCCTGTAGAAGATTAAGAGAATAAAATGTTATACAAAATTACAAGTATCAAACATAGTGGTACATGCGGTGAACGTGGCACTGATAGAATAGATGATAGATATCCTCAACGGATTGGTAGAGTTGTAAAACTTGATATTGATTATATCGAGATTGGTTATCCACTGATCATTCAATACATAAGAGATTCTGATGGTACTTCAATGAGGTTTAGTCTTTTGAAAACAAGTTGTGTTAAAAACTATATTACTATTAATGATTTAGAAGGGATCGTAAAATATATTACGATAGAAACCGAAAACTCAATATTTGAGTTTGTAAAAGTAGATGATGAATAAATTTCATAGGAGAAAACATGAGAGATACTAATAGAATACCAGTGTTTATAAAAGAATTAGAAAGAATATGGATACAATGCTATCCAGATTGGAGATTTGGTCAGTTTATGGTGAATTTTTTTAATTATGTTGCATTTGAATATAAACGAGATCCATTCTTTCCAGAAGAATCAGAGATGTTAAAGTATCTGAAAGAATATGCAAAGAAAAGTCCGTATTATAAGGAGAATAAATGAGTAAAAAGAATTATAAATATGTTCCTTGTGTGAAATATGGTGATAATAGCGGATGGATGGGAGATAAATTCACCACTATGCAACAAGCATGGGATTATCTCATGGAACATAAAAAGAAATATGATATAAGTAACGATGTTGTATTTATAGGTGTCATCAAATGTAAGAAAGATGAGAACCCATTTACACGAATTGTTGACATTGGAATAAGGAGTTATAACGCATGGGAGTAGTAAGTAGATATGAACATATTGAAAAGATGAAAGATTTAATCCAGAAACTAAATAATGCTTCTGTTGCATATTATACAAGCACACCAATTATGTCTGATTATGACTGGGATAAAAAATATGAAGAATTACAGATGTTAGAAAATCAAGAAAATATCATCTTCCCAAACAGTCCTACTCAAAACGTTGGATATACCATATCAGATAAATTGAATGAGGTTAAACTTGATCATTTGATGCTATCACTTGACAAGACAAAATCTATTAACGATTTGAAACAATTTGCAGGAAATAAACAGTGCATTGTGTCCGTAAAATGTGATGGTCTTAGTACAACATTAAAGTATATTCGTGGTGAATTAGTAAGTGCTGTTACCAGAGGTAATGGCTATGAAGGTACAGATGTTCTCCAAAATGCATTTACAATCAAGAATATTCCAAAGAAAATCCCATATTATGATGAGCTAATTATTGATGGGGAAACTATTATTGGGTGGGACACATTTAATGAAATTAACTCAAAAATTAAACCACCTGACGAAAAGTATAAACATCCACGAAATCTTGTGTCTGGCTCATTACGTTTATTAGATAGTAAAGAAGCTGCAAAAAGAAATATGAGATTCATTGCATGGCGTGTTATTAAAGGGTTTGAGCATAAATTTGTCTATGAAGATTTACAGAGTGCAAAAGTGTGCGGATTTGAAGTTGTTCCTATGCTTGTGTATTCAAATTCAGACAAAGATTCTTTACAAGGAATACTTGAAAAAATTAAAGATTTAGCTGATGCAAATAATATTCCATATGACGGTGCGGTAATGGCATATGATGATTACGATTATGGAGAATCATTAGGTAAAACTGATAAATTCTTTAGACATTCCATTTCATATAAATATGAAGATCAATTATATGAAACTGTACTAAAAGATATTGAATGGAATACTTCTAAGACGGGATTGATTAATCCAGTAGCAGTATTTGAACCTATTGACTTAGATGGTGCAATTACAACCAGAGCTACACTACATAACATTTCTTATATCAAGAAGTTATCACTTGGTATCGGTGACAGAATCAGAGTATATCGCTCAAATAAAGTTATCCCAAAAGTACATGATAGTATTGATAAATCGAATAATTTTACAATTCCTGATAAATGTCCTATTTGTGGTGGAGAAACTAAAATTGTAAAAGAAAATGATTCGGAAGTATTAATGTGTATGAATGACGATTGCCAAGGTAAGCTATTAGGTAAACTCAGTCATGCGGCGAGTAGGAATGCTTTAAATGTGGATAATTTATCAGAAGCAACACTTGAGAAATTTATTTCTCTTGGATGGTTAGATTCCATTAAGAGTATTTATCATCTATCTGACTATAAAGGTAAAATGTATAGTCTTGAAGGATTCGGCAAAAAATCAGTAGATAAATTATTAGAATCTATTGAAAAGAGCAGAAAAACTACACTTGACAGATTTATTTATGCACTTTCCGTACCCATGATTGGCAAAAGTGCAAGTAAAGATATTGCTAAACATTTTAAATATAACTTTGAAGAATTTTATCATTGTTTTTCTTGTGGATATGGATATTTTTGGAATCTTAAAGTAGATGGTATCGGTGTAGTTGCAAGTAATAATATTCAAAAATTTGCTATAACATACATGGATAAAGTTTTTGAGTTAAGTAAAGAATTTACATTTAAAATTCCTAGTGAATCTAATAATGCTCAAAATACCTTACAAGGAAAAACATTCGTTATTACAGGATCATTGGAGAAATACAGTAATAGAGATGAACTAAAATCTGTTATTGAATCTTATGGTGGAAAAGTGTCTGGTTCTGTATCTGCTAAGACATTTGCTCTTATTAACAACGATATTGAATCTTCTTCTAGCAAGAATAAGAAAGCAAAATCATTAGGTGTACAAATTATCAATGAAGAACAGTTTATGCAGCTAATTGGAGAATGAATATTAAGAAAGGATTTTATATGATTGAATTTAAAGTGTGTATTAAAAGCACAGATGATGCAAATAAATTTGTGCAAAAGAATAGTAGATTTAAAGATTATGATGGAGATTATATTTTCGGGCGGTATGTTATTGATTTTTGTAGTATTCTCGGAGTTCTTAGTGTAGGTATTGGCAAACCATGCAGAGTTATTTATCATTGCGATAATATAGAACTATGTAATAAATATAAAGAAGCAATAAAAGAATGGATTGTGGAGGAATAATGTATGACAAGAGCAGATTTATTACTTGTAAATGATATTCGTAACATTCTCACAAATGGAACACAAGACGAAAATCCTCGTCCTAAATATGAAGATGGCACACCAGCTTATACATATTTTGTGAATCATGTTGTGAGAACTTACAATCTTCAAACTGAATTTCCAATTTGTACATTACGTCCTATTGCGTGGAAAAGTGCGATTAGAGAAATTTTTACGATTTATCAAAAACCTACAAATGTAATTTCTGAGATGGAAGATATGGGTGTAAGATGGTGGAACGACTGGAATATTGGTGACGGAACAATTGGTCATAGATACGGATATACAGTAAAAAAATATGATCTAATTAATAATCTAATTAATGATATTAAAACTAATCCATACGGAAGAAGAAAAATCGTATCACTATGGCAAGAAAATGATCTGAGAGAAACTGACGGACTTGCGCCATGTGCATTCCTTACTATCTGGAATGTAAGAGGTGAATATCTTGATATGTGTCTTATTCAGAGAAGTGGAGATATGATTACTGCTAGTGGAGCAGGTGGAGTTAATGAAGTACAGTATGCTTGTTTACAGATGATGATTGCAAAAACAACAGGATATAAGCCAGGAAAATTCACACACTTTGTAGCAAATGAACAGATTTATGATCGTCACATTTATGCTGCGAATGAGCTTATTAATAGGTCAAATGAACATAAGCTAAAAATTTCTACATCTAATGGACATTATGATTATGAATTTGAACCAGTCAAAATGAATTTCAATCATAAATCTGATAATTTCTATGACTTCACAATCGAAGATTTTTCCCTTGAAAATTATAATCCAATTAAGCCACAACTTAAACTTGAATTGGGAGTATAAATATGATTGGAACTATTGAACCACAACCAAAAATAAAAAATGGAACTTTATTAAAACTCGGAAGTAATAAATACACATTGACAATTAAAGTAGACAAACATCTAAATTGGTTTCAGAAAAAGATGTATAAAATTTGTTTTGGAATGATTGCTACTGACTATACAGAAGAATAGGAGTGTGATTATTATACATACAGTATATTGTGTATTAGGAAGAACATCTTCGGGTAAATCAACCATTACCCAAAAAGCAGCGAATAATCTGAATATGAAAGTCTTAAAATCGTATACTACTCGGCAAAGAAGAGAGAATGAAACAGATGAGAATTGTGATCATATATTTATCTCTTCCAATGAAGTAGAAAAATATCGTAATGATATGATTGCTTATACGGAACGTGTAGGATATTGTAGCTTTGCAACGAAACAACAACTCTTAGATAATGATTTCTACATTATCAATCCCACTGGATATTATGAATTAAAACTTAAAACAAAAGGAATGGATGTTCATTTAGTTACGATTATGGTTAATGTTCCATTCAGTAAGTTACGAAAAAGAGCAAAGAAACGTGGAGATTTTTCTACATGGGAAGCTAATTATAAAAAAGAAAGTGAAGAATTTACAATATTTGAAAAGTCTAATCTGATTGATTATTTTGTGTTAAATGATGGAGATATCGAAGAATCCATTAAAAAAATGGAGAATGTTATCAAAAAGGATAAATCTAAACGAGGTATCACAGATGAGAACTGATATTAAAACTCTTTATATTGATTTTGATGAAACATTGGTTAATACAATTGAATCTATTGTTGATTTATATAATGAGGATTTTAAGTATTATAAAAATTTTAATTATATAAGATGGTGGGATATTGATACTTGGGGGTTTGAAGAATGTAATTGTGCGCCACCTGGATATATTGATTTATATTTCAATCAGCCTAGATTCTTTGAAAAATTGAAATTTATGCAATGGGCGCAATGGGCGGTTAAGAAATTATCTCAATATTACACTATCAAGATTGTTTCTCATGGATATTCACCAAATCTTAAACAGAAAGAATCATATATTAAAGAATGGTTTCCATTTGCAGAATTTATTGGTGTAAATCTTAAAGAATACTCTGACAAAGCACATATAGATATGAGTGATGGATTATTCATTGATGATAGTGCAAAAAATCTTATTACATCAAACGCAAAAGAAAATATTTGCTTTGGGGAGATATACAGTTGGAATAAAGAATGGACAGGTAAAAGAATGAATAATTGGTACGAAATTCAACAATATTTGTTAGAAGAAAGGATGGAAATTTGAAGAAGTGATTATAAGTAGCGGAGAACTAATTAGAGAGCTACGGAGAGAAATGGATGATTTTATCACCGTAGAAATTGAGGGGAAAGAATATGTAATAGATATGATTACACGAAGAAAAAATTACACCGAAGCGGCAACATCACATTTATGTTTAAAGTGTCGTAATGGTGGAACAGGAGAGATAAGAAGATGAAAGATAGAGAAATTTTAGGTGTAAATGCTGATACTATTCAAACAACACATATTTTTTCTGATGATGAAAGAAAAATTCTTATTGAATTAATTTGTGAAAAGCAAACACAAAAGATCATTAAAGATCCAATGTGTTATACGCTACATAAATATCAGCTTTTGGAGAAGCTAAAAGTGAAAATCAAAGACATGTGAGGTGGTGCTATATGAGTGTGGCAATTACTGTAATTGCGTTATTTGTTATCATATGTGTACTTGTAGTTGCATATGTGTGTCTGTGTCTTATGACTTCAAGTAAAGATGCAGATGAAGTTGAAAGAAGATTATTTAATGAAAAATTTAATAAGGATAAAGGAGATAAGGAATGATTAAGGTAATCAAGAGAGATTGTAGTATTGTACCGTTTAATAAAACCAAAATTTCAAATGCTATATTAAAAGCAATGAAAAACGGATCTGGTATTATTAAACCTAAGATTGCAGATGATATTGCAGATGAAATCGAAGAATATTGCATCGAAAAAAAACTAAATGAGATTGATATCTCTGATATTGAATCTATAGTATATGATAAATTAATTTCTAAAAAGCAAAGACTTACAGCAAAATCATATGAAGGATATAGAAGGATTAGAGAATTTCAAAGAGATAATATTAATACAACGGATGAGGAAATTGAAGAGCTTCTTACTGGAACAAGTGAATATTGGATGAATGAAAATTCCAATAAAGATGAAAAACTTGTAACAACTCAAAGAGATTATATGGCAGGAATTGTTAGTAAAGATATGAGTAGACGCTATCTTTTAACTCCTGAGATTGTTCAAGCTCACGATGAAGGAATTATCCATTTTCATGATATTGATTACTTTGGTCAGAAAACACTACATAATTGCGATCTTATTAATCTCGAAGATATGTTGCAAAATGGAACTGTTATTAGTGGAACTTTAATTGAAAAACCACATAGCTTTTCAACAGCGTGTAATATTGCGACACAGATTATTGCACAAGTAGCATCAAGTCAGTATGGTGGACAAACTATTACACTTTCGCATTTAGCACCATTTGTAGATGTAAGTAGAAAGAAAATTCAAAAACAAGTAGAAGAAGAGTTTTCTTTAGTAACGGAAACTTATATTGATGAAAAAAAAGTAATTAAAAATATTATTGAAAAAAGATTAAAAGAAGAAGTTAAAAAAGGTGTTCAAACTATTCAATATCAGGTAGTGACATTACTTACAACGAATGGACAAGCTCCTTTTTTATCAGTTAATATGTATTTGAACGAAGTAAAAGATGAACAGACTAAAGCAGATTTAGCATTAATCATTGAGGAAGTATTAAAGCAACGTATTCAAGGCGTGAAAAATGAACAGGGTGTTTGGATTACTCCTGCATTTCCAAAACTTTTATATGTACTTGAAGATGATAATATTCATGATGGTGATAAATATTGGTATTTGACTAAACTAGCTGCACAGTGTACGGCAAAAAGAATGGTTCCAGATTATATTTCAGAAAAGAAAATGTTGGAATATAAAATTGATAAGAATGGAAATGGAAATTGCTATCCATGTATGGGATGCCGCAGTTTTTTAACTCCATATGTAGATGCAAATGGAGAACCAAAATATTATGGCAGGTTTAATCAAGGCGTTGTTACAATTAATTTACCAGATATTGCATTATCTTCAAATGGTGATATTGAAACATTCTGGACAATCTTTGACGAAAGAACAGAACTTTGTCATAAAGCATTGCAAATTAGACATAAAAGACTTGAAGGAACATTATCAGATGTAGCACCTATTCTTTGGAGATATGGTGCGTTAGCAAGATTAGACAAAGGTGAAACCATTGACAAGCTTCTTCATAATGGATATTCTACTTTATCTTTAGGTTACGCAGGTTTGTATGAATGTGTGAAATATATGACTGGAAATTCTCATACTGACGGTGATAAAGGAGAAAAATTTGGTCTTGAAGTTATGCAAGCGTTAAATGATAAATGCAATAGATGGAAGAATGAAGAAAATATTGATTATAGTTTATACGGTTCTCCTATTGAATCAACTACATACAAATTTGCAAAATGTTTAAAGAAACGTTTTGGAATAGTAAAAGGAATTACCGATAGAGATTATATCACTAATTCTTATCATGTTCCAGTTTTTGAAAAAATTGATCCATTCACAAAACTTTTAATCGAAAGTAAATTCCAAAAATTAAGTCCTGGTGGTGCGATTAGTTATATTGAATGTGCCGATTTAACACATAATATTAATGCAGTATTAGAAGTAATGCAATTTATTTATAATAATATTATGTATGCCGAATTAAATACCAAATCTGATTACTGTCAAGTTTGTGGTTACGATGGTGAAATTAAAATCGTAGATGAAAATAATGAATTAATTTGGGAGTGTCCTAATTGTGGAAATAGAGATAAAAATAAAATGAATGTTGCAAGACGTACATGCGGTTATATTGGAAGTAACTTCTGGAATAAAGGAAGAACCGAAGAAATTGCTGAAAGATATGTACATCTTGACGATCATGAAAATGAGGTAAATTAAATGAATTATGCTCAAATGAGATCAATGGATATTTCTAACGGAGAGGGAATAGGAGTTTCCCTCTTCGTACAAGGATGCGATTTCCATTGTAAAAATTGTTTCAATTCAGAAACATGGGATTTTTCAAAAGGACAAGAATGGAATGAAAAAACAAAAAATCAATTCTTAAAATTAGTTGAAAAACCTTTTATTCAGAGGGTAAGTATACTTGGAGGAGAGCCTTTACATCCTAAAAATGTACAAAATGTTCTGAAAATCGTGGATGAAATTCGAGTTTCATATCCCACTAAAAATATCTGGTTATACACAGGATATATATGGGAACAGATTATGTACCCTATTGTAACTGATGATTTAAATCTTGAACGAGATTATATCATAAAAATACGTAAAGAATTAGTTAGTAAATGTGATGTACTTATAGATGGAAGATATGTCGATGAACTCAGAGATGTATCATTACATTGGAGAGGTTCATCTAATCAGAGAGTTATTAATGTACAAGAAACATTAAAACAAAATAAAATTATTCTGTGGGAGTCTTAACCGATTCCCACACATTAAAGGAGAAAATAAACTATGATCGAGCAAAAAAATTATCGTATAAAATCCTTTGTGAGAGAAAGAGATTTTTTAGCAAATAACTTTAAAAATTCATACGGTTATTACTTGTTAGACAAACCTCTTTATAAAGAAGAAATCATACTACATTTATCAGTAGATAAAGAAGATAATTTTGTATCTATCAACGTGAATTATGCTAACGGAACAGTATTTGCTCAATTCTATAATCCAGATGATAGAGGTAATAACAATCTCTATAAAAAAGTAGTTAAAGCATATAACAAACTCATGAGCAATATGAAAGATATCTTTGAGGAAATTGAAGATGAAAACTATTGAAAAAGGTAGTGTTGTTTATTATACGAGAGTGTTCCCGAACACAGGTACATATGATTTGTGCGAATTAAGAGTTAGAACAGTTATGGATAATTGGTTCTGTGGAGTAGACAAAAAAGATAAACGTGCTTATCTCATAAGTTTCAATGAGATTGATGAAAATGTTTTTGAGGATCGTAAAATTGCTCTTAAACGGATTCATAATGCAGAACAAAAATATCCACAAGTAAGTGGAGAAACATATTATGAGGAATATTAAAATGCTTAAATATTATATACCAACAACGGAAGTGCGTATCAATACTATTGAGCCATTTCATATAAATTTGTATGCAACTAAGATATGCGAGAATCATCCAGATACAGATGTAATCAAGATCAATTGGAATAATGTAGAACAAGAAATTTATAAAATTGGTTTGCATCTTCCATTTGGAATTTACAAAGCGAAGAAAAGGATTACAATTGTTCTTTTGGGATGATTTATTCACAAATGTTAAGCAATGGAAAGAAGAATTAAACATAGAAATTAAAACCACATGGACAGAATACAAACCTACAATTAATGAACTTTTAAACTTTCGTGATGGTGATAAAGCTATTCAATATCTTGTTGAGCGTGGACTTAACACAAATTCATTAATGAAATAATAATAACAAATTACATACACAAAGGAGATTATTAATATGGCAAAGAGAGTTGCAAAATTTGAAAAAGTTACATACGGACAGTTTGAAAAAGATTGGATTGATACATTTAATGTACCAGAACTTGATACAGCAACTAAGAGAGAAATTGAAAGCATTTATGAAGCAATTAATCTTCCAGCAAGAGCAACAAAATTTAGTGCAGGATATGACTTTGTAAGTCCTCTGACATTTACACTTAACCCTGGCGAAACTATTAAAATTCCAACTGGAATCCGTTGCGGTATGAATACAGATTGGGTACTTATGATTTATCCTAGAAGTGGACTTGGATTTAAGTATCAGCTATCAATTTGTAACACAATTCCTGTGGTGGACGCAGATTATTACTTTAGTAATAACGAAGGACATATCTTTGTTAAGCTTGTCAATAGAGGTGATAAATTAGTACATATTAATCTAGGTGATGCATTTGCTCAAGGAATCTTTATGGAGTATGGAATCACGGAAGATGATCGTGTGGAATCATCTCGTAATGGTGGATTTGGCAGTACGGATAAGAAAAAGGAATGATATTAATGCAAAATTTGGAAGAAATGTTAACGCCTGTAGATGTAATGAATCATTTAAAATTAGGTAGAAATAAGACATATGAACTTATTAAATTAAGTAATTTTCCTAAAATTAAAATAGGTAATACATATCGCATTCCAAAAGATAAATACTTAAAATGGGTATCTGATAACATGCGAAAAACAATATATTTATAAGTAAAAAATGGGAGCTATATCATTATGATATAAGCTCCCTGATTTATTTATATTAAGAGATTTAATACTTCTGATTTGTGAGTATTCATTATGTGTAAATACGTGTTATAAGTTGTAGATACATCATCGTGTCCAAGCAATTCTGAAATTACTTTAATGTCTACAGGTTGATTTGTTTCCCAACCTTTTTCTAATAGCATTGATCCAAATGAATGTCTTAAATCATGAAGTCCAAATCCATCTGGATTAATTTCTGCTCTAGTTAATATTGCTTTCAGTGTTCTAGTAAGAGTTGATTGTGAAGGTGGAATATTATTTTCAGTTACAAATATGGTATCTGTTCCTTTTGCTGTATTTCCAGGAGCGATCGTCTTTAAATATAATAGTTGTTCTTTTGCAATATTTGACATTGGAATGACTCTGATAGAAGCAGGTTTCTTAGGTGTGTCTGTAATCCATTTGTAAGTATCATTAATTTTAATACGTTCCATAGATTTATTGATTCTAATAACATTACGTTTAAAATCTACATCAGCCCATGTGAGAGCATAAGCTTCTCCGATTCTCATTCCAGTATATAATACAATTAAACAAAATCGAGCGTTTCTACCATAAATATAATCACCAGTCTTAACACCTGCAATTGTTTCATCAGCTTTCATCAATGCAACTTCTTTGAATCTAGCTGCTTGTTCTAATGATAAAAATGAATGTTCTTTCTTTTGTACCGCATAATTAGTTTTATGTGGCATCTTTATTCCTTTAGCTGGATTAGCAGTCATTATGTTAATAGATACCAGATAATCAAATACAGTATTAAATAATGTTCTGGTTTTTTTAACAGTGCTTTCGGAATATTTCTTTGATAACTCATTATAATAATTTTGTATAAGCACTGGATCTATTGAACCCATCTGTACGTCTGCTATTTTATTTGTTTTAATGTAGCATCGGTTAGTAGATTGTAGTGTGGCATAATTATTAGTTTTAAATGTTGATTCAAGAGATTCAAGTACAGTGTCTATACATTCACTAAGAGGCATTTTAAGATAATCTCGATTCGTAATATGCATATTTTTTGATTCAAATTCTTGAACTTTACGCTTAACATCTGCTTTTGTCCGACCAGTAAATTCTTTGCGAGAAGTCATACCGTTGTATTTTTTTCTAAATCGGTAATAGGAAATACCACCTTTTATTATAGTATCCCATGATCCAGTACCTTTTTCTCGTCTTGAATTAGATGCCATTAAATGATCCCTCCATTTGAAAATATTTGTTTAATTGTCTATACAAAAGAAATAACTTTACTTTTTGAATCATATGTGGTAATATACTATTTGTGTTGAGGTCATTATATCATTTTTATAAGGGTGATACAATATTATTTCCCCCTTATTTAATAAAAAGGTTGATATTTCACCCATATTTCCCCCTTACCATTTAAACTTAGTGGGGACTAGACGGTACTACTTAACACAATATAAGATTTATTCATTGCACCTTTGACAATCACATAATCTTATCGTAGGGCTTAAAAGTCCTGTAAAATCAAGCATTTCCGCTATTTACAAGTCGTTGCGGAGATAGATTTTCAAATTATGCACCTGTAGCTCAGTGGATAGAGCAGTGGTTTCCGGTACCATTCTAAAAACCCGAAAAAGTCTATAAAATAAGGATTCTTAAAAAATACTCACCCATGTTTCACCCTTATCGTTTTAATTCATTTTATTTCCCCCAACTGATTTTAGATATATTTTTGATATTTGAGTACTATTTACATAAGATTTAGGTATTTTGTTCATGCTAATTGCATCATATTTCAAGATTGAAATTAAGATTTTTAACATATGATAATTGTGTATACAATTTTAAATTATAATCAAGTACAGTACCTAAAACAATCTTATAGATAATTACACTTGAAAGTTGTCTGATAATTTGAAATGTAAAAATAAGAAAATAAAATTAATTATATTATCCTATACAATTATATATTTCTGATTTATAATAATAATTATAAAATAAATACTGGGGGTAACAAGTATGGCAAGGAATAAGAAAATCACATCAGATTCTTCCATAGAAGAAATTAAAGCAGAAATCAGTAAAGTAGAAGAAGAAATTGTAATTAAAGCTACAGAATTAAAAGAATTAAAATCAAAGAAACGTACACTTAATAAATGGCTTTCTGATGCAGAATGTAGAGAAACCGAAGAAAAGAATAAAGCAACTCTTGATAGAGTGGTAGCTATAATGAAAGAAAAAGGAATCAGCGTAGACGATGTAGAAACTATGCTCAACAAATAATTCTTGACGTTAGGATACTATTCTGTTAGTATAATTGCATAGCGATTATCACATAAAAATAAAAAACAAACGAAACTTAGATGAGATTTAATACGAAAATTATTAGTCTATCATACGATGAATTTAGGTACAGGATTTGCCTTTGTGATGAAAGTGAAAAGAGAGGATATAGGTTATGCTATATTCTCTCTTTTATAATTAAGCGTAAAAAATAGGGACATAGCATTTATACCATGTCCCTATAATGTTGCAATAGTTAGAGTATAACCATTGCTGTTTGAAATATGTATGCATTCTTTATAGTAAAATTGATTTACAAAAATGTCAATACATTATAATATTTTTATCAGTTATTCTTTCGGTTCTGTATATGTAAGAGCCTGTTCTGAGTCTGTAATACCAGAAGTAGTAGGATCAGTTACTACACCAAGAATTGCAAGCACTGCGAAAAGTGCATTAACTACAGCAAGTAGTTTATTTCCAAGATCGCCAAGGTCAATAGTAAATCCAAATACAGCAGCAACAACCTGTACTAAAAGTAATACAGCAGGAATAAGTGCTACCCAAAATGCTTTGTTTTTTGCTCTTACAGTCCAGTTAATTTTACTCATAATAAAAAATCCTCCTTTAAATTATTTCTTAAAACCATGTTCTATTAAATAATCATAGTTTTTCTTTACGTACTCCATTGAACGTGTAACACGTCCATTATCCATATGGTTTTCTTCTAAGACATTTTCGTAATCTTGATACACATCGAGAATATGTTCATATTGCTCACGATTATAATCCCTATCATTCATTATGGCATTTGCAAAATCTAATAGAGTTGTCCGCATATCAGATATTTCTTTTTTAACAAAATTATTATTAAGCTTATTCATCATTTGATTTAACTCTGAAATTTGATCACTCAAATTATCTTGATCTTGTTTTAAACCATTACGAATTTCAATAGATTCAGCATGATATTTTTTTTGTTTTTCAAATAAATCATCATTATATTTTTGAATCTTTTCTTCTTGCATCTTGAGCCTTGTTTCAAATTCTATCATCTTATTATCTAACGTTTCTTTTTCTAAATCTCCTTTGAATTTAATACCCATAATAGATTTAATTTTTTGCAATAATTCTAAAAACGTAATGAAAAGAATTATTACCAAAATAAAAGAGATTAGAGCGTTATATACTCCAATCTCATGAATCCCTTTTAAAGCATCTACAGCCCCCATTTTCCAACTACACTCATCCTTTCTACACTCTACTGATACTCCAACAGCTAAAGCACGTTGGGTTCTTATATACTCAAACTTCCAAATATACTCGAAAGCATATAAGACTAATTTGTTTCTATAAAACTTTCACTATCAATCATTCCTATGAATGAATTAACGATAGCATAAGGCTCGTATCAAAACCTTTTATATATTCTTTTTTAAATTGCTATACTACTTAAATTTTTATGTCCAGTTAATCTTTCTACTTCTAAATTATGAAGTCGATAAAAGTTCTCAAATCTTTCATTACATTTATCAATATCAAAACTATTTAGATCACTTGCTATATTCATTATCAAGAAAGCTGAATATAAATCTCTTTGCACCTTAATTCCATTGAAATCATTCCATCTTTGAGATAATGTTTTCTTATGATAAGTACCATCAAAATGATTAAATTGACTTGCTTTGGCACTCCAAGTATCTATTTTGATTAAACGCTTATCATAATAAGATAACTTTCTGTCTATAATTTCTAACAACATAGAAGGCGCTCTATTAGCAATAGATTTTCCAAAGCGTTTCTTTCTTTTAAATCTACCTTGTTCATTCTTTTCTGTTTTTGTAGACTTCTTAGCAAGCCCTGAAAAGTTCATTGTTTCAACATAAATGTTCTCTCCAAGTGATATAATTTGATTAGCCAAACATTCATGTTGATATTTTCTTACATCTGCTTGTTTACGATTTAATTCTTTTAATTCATTTTGATATTTGATATAATGATTTGATTTATTCCAAATTACTTTCTTATTACCTTGTTTCTTGATAGTACCATCTTCATTGTAGTTATTTGAATTAGTAGTTCTACGACTTCTATCCATTTTTCTTAATAATCTGCGTTTCTGGTTTTCAATATTTTGAACATTATCTGCAAGTTCTAATATTTTTACATCAGTAGAAGATGAATAAGCGATAGTAGAAGTGCCAATATCAATACCAACATCACCTTGTCCTATACAGTATTTAATTTCACCTGTTTCAGTATCTACTTTGACTGGTGGATTTCCTTTAAAAACTATCTGAACATAATATTTATATTTATTTCTCACATATTTTCTGACAATACGACAATATGAAACATCTGCTTGTAATGCTTGATACTCATAGTAATTGTTATAGTCAATCACTACAGGTATTTTTAATCCATTCCACAAAATCGTATTATCTTTGAAACGAATACCAGTTTTATTAGATTTTCCTTCTAAAGAATTAAGATTTCCATACTTCTTATAATGTATCTTCTCACCATTTCCATAGAAGAATTTATCATATGCTTTCCAAAGATTTGTGGCAATTTTTTGTGAAGTAAAAGCGTCTATATTATCAGAAAAATGTTGTTGCATTTTCTTTACATCATTGTGAAATGAATACTCTGACAAACCATATTGTTTTCTAATGTCGTTGATTTGTTTCCAAACAGTTTTATCTTTCTTTTTATCTCCTGACAATTTAGACATAAGATTGCTATATTTTGTAGTCTTAATCATTTCCTTATAACGTTTTTGTGTTATATTTACTAACGAGTTATAAATCTTTCTTCCAATTTCAAGACGTTTATCTAATATATCTTCTTGATATTTTTCTGTTTTAAGAGGAAATTGAACTATAAAGTTTGCCATTGTATTCACCACCTTTATAATAATATATTCTCTTTTTAATATCGCTTCTTTTGATTTTCTACATACTTCTTAATCGTTTCGCTACATACATTACCAGCAGTAGAAACAAAATAACTTCTTGTCCATAAGCTAGGCATTTTTGATAATTCTACAAATTCTTCTCTAAGAATTTTACTTGTGTATCCTTTTATTTGTTGCATAATATCTGATGGACTTTGTGTAGGCAAACAATTTAAAAACATATGAGTATGGTCTTTATCACATTCGATAGCAATAATTTCTATTTCCATCTCCTTACATTTTAATTTGACCAATTCTTTAAATCGTTGTTCTACTTTAGATATCAGAAAAATTTTTCGTCTGTATCTTGGACAAAATACAAAATGATAATTTATCAAAGATACAGTTGTATTTGTGTGTCTATATTTATTTTCCATATAATTATTATATGTTAATATGTGTATAAAATCAATGCCAACATACACAAATTTTTATAAAAATATTGTGCTATCCATCCCACTCCTAAAGGAGTGGGCTTTTCGCTACACTCTAGTAATGTATTTACCAAATACATAACCAGTATATTTTTTGGCAATCCGAACCTTTTTCCATACATTACCGGAACTATCTTTTTTACTTCCGAGAATATCTACTTCGTTATCTTTATTTAAAGTTGGATATCCTGAAATTTTATCATAAGACTTTCCGGCACCTTTACGTACTGCAACATCATTACCTGTACATACTCCATGAGGATATTTAGTAGTTAATTTATCAGGAGTTGTTATTTTATTCTTGTCAATATAACCTGTGTAAGTATTTGCAATTTTGATCTTATATCGTGACCCAGATACTCCAACAACATCAACAAGATTTCCTCGATTAAGCTTCGGATATGTAGCAAGAGCAGTAGCACCAGTTGCTTTCTGATATACGGATGTACCATCTGTTGTACATGCACCAACAAATGCTTTAAAGTTCTTATTCTCCTTTGCGGCAATTACAGAATCGAGCTTAGTAATAGTATTCTTACCTGCCTGACCATCGACAGCAAGATTGTATTTCGTCTGGAAATCTTTAATTGCTGCTACAGTTGCATTACCACAAATACCATTGATTTCAAGCTTATATCCAACTTTGTTAAGTTTTGTTTGAAGAGTCTTAACGTCGTTTCCTTTATCACCATACTCAATCCAGTTTTTTGTGACAGTTGTGGAAGTATTTGTAGAAGAATTAAGATTAAGCCCTTTGCCTGTAAAACGAAGGCGATGTGTCCATCCATGAGAATAATTGTACCAAGGTTGAGTTCTAATCTCATTACCAGAATCATCAATAGTATTTGTCGTACCTTCTGATGAACGAGCATGTACAATATTATCTCTATCTATTGCCATAGCAACGTGATAATTTTCATTTAACTCAAGATCGCCTTTCTGCATTTGAGCATGAGCAGTTTGATTTCTTGCTACAATCTCAAATCCTACATTAAGCATATTAAGCATATTTCCCGTATAAGAACAATGCGATTTAAGATAGTTGGCTTGCTCTGTTAATCCATTTTTTAAGAACGCATAATAATAGGATGTACAGCAAAGAGAAGAACAGTCGAATGACTTAGGAACTGTGATATTATATAGACTTCTTACTGCTTGACTATAACCATGCGAATTGTCATTTGCGATTCCTATAGCAAAAGAAACTGCATCATTAATTACATTTTGTACAATATTATTTGACATATTATCACCTCCTTGTGGTGTTTTATTTGAATTGTTATTAGATGCGTTTGTAGAAGTTTTAGAATAGTCTTTATAGAACACACTACGGTCAACTTTTGTTGGGATACCAGGTATGGTACTTTTCGGGCTATATTGCCAACCAATAACGCCAGTAGAAGCAGGAATTCTTAATCTTTCCTGCAATGTTCCATTATCTAATTGAGGTTTTGGATAGTTAGCAACCCAACAATCGTATTTTTTAGCACCATCTGGCAACTTATTTTGATACCAAGAATAACCACAATAAATTCCAAACTTATAGCCAGCTTTAATAATAATTGCTCTAAATGCATTAATCATTTGCATCATTGTACTTTTTGGTATGTTTTCTTGACATTCATTTTCCATATCCAAAAAAACAGGATAATCAAGCTTTCTTTTATTAAGAGTTTTTATAACTATATTTGCTTCTGTTTTAATCTGCCCGATAGAAGTAGCATAGCTATATTTATAAACTCCAACAGGAATTTTGTTATCAATGCATCCTTTATAATTTCTTTCAAAAGTAGGATCAATCACATTCCCTTTTTCTGTAATTCTGAGAATAGCAAAGCCCATTCCATAATTAGCTACTGTTTTCCAATTTATGTTTCCTTGATTTGCAGAAACATCAATTCCTTTAATTTCAGCCATATATTAAGGCAACCTCCTTTACATAAAAATAGAGAGCCTTGATATAACTCAAGACTCTCTTAAAATCTTATTTTGTTTTATATTTTACTTTCATATTATAGAGAAAATATTTCGTTTAATCATTATAGTTAGAATACAACGCAAGAGCATTTAGGAACTCTGCATTGCTAGGACATTTTGAAACATCATATCCCAGGATTTCACACACATATGATTTATTGCCATCCCAACATCTGTATATTGTATGACGAATTGAAGCTTCAACGCTAGATATTGTTGAATTATACCTATGTGCAATGACAGGATAGATATCTTTTGTTATGTATGTCGTTTTATCATTTTCAATACAACTAACTATAATATCTACGCTGTCTTGAATATAAAGATATCCTTTATATTTTGAATTAAGGTGACATTTTCGCAAAATCTTTCCAACACTCTTTCTCATATAGAAATCCCTCCTTATGTTATTTTTTTGATAGTATAACATAAAATGATAGAACATTAAAAACATAAATAAAATTTTGGATAATTGCATGAAAATATTTCAATATAAATGAAAAGTTTGTAATATTTTATATAATATATCCAAAATAGCATCCAAATACTTCCATATTTGCTAAATTTTTATCAATGAAATGTACCTTTCAATCAGGTATAATTTTCCTACCCAGAAAGGAGGTGACAAATATGGCATTATATGAAATTAAAAATTACATCAAGTTGCTCTGTATAAGGATTGATCATATAGAAAGCTATGTAGTAGATGAGTTAAATACGTCTGACGAACAAAAGATTAATGAGTTCGTCAAAATGTATAAACATCGAAAAGGTCTAAAGATTCTTATATTCGAGATGGCAGATGAAGCCCATATGATTACATATGAGCAAATGCAAAGCTTCATACATACACTACATGTATTTGATTACATTAGACAAATTATTGAAAATGAAGCAAATAAACTCGTAGTTGTCAATGACAGTGAGAGTCCTGATGCGTTACAGACAGATTCATACTTGCATAGGTTGTTAGACTTGGGTAAGTAAGAGAGTAGGGCAGGAGAAAGTTCTCCTGCCCGTTTTATTGATTAACTAAAGGAAAGCTTTAGCTAATATAAATTCTTAAAAATTCGCTTATAAAATTGACAATTAATTCTTCGTTGTATTCTTGAACGTTACTTGAATACTCACTTGTTTCATTAGGAAGAGGAAAATTTCTTTTTATATAATAAGCTCGAACGAATCATTTTTATATCGAAATGCAGTGACGGTCGGCTTAAAATAGTCAACATATACGCCAACGGCATCTTTTGATTTTGGAACGCACAATATGATCATATATAAATGCCCTCCATTTGTTGCCACTGAAAAGACACCTGAACCTTGCGTCAGAACAGCCTTTTTCTCAGCGTTTATGGCACTGATAATATCGTCATATGCACGCCAGTTATACTCTCTGAGCCGGTTACTATTTAATTTGGAATCGTAAAGTGATTATGAAATTAAATATATCTCCATTCGCTATACTTTCCGTTTCTAGCAGCTGTAAAATCGCAATTCCTAATTGCGATAGTAGATGATCCGAAGCCGATAGCAAATTGAACTGCATATATCAGTCCACTTTCGTTAACCAAAGCATCTGTAATTATCACGTACCTATTTCCTCCTATTTTTTTAGGAAGAGTGCCGCTACTTTGATTTGTTGCAATTACAATTGAGGTATTATTTATTTTATCAATATTGTCGAAGAACTCAGGAATTTCACCTGGCACTGCCTTCTTACTATCTAATTCATTAAGTGCCCCAATCATAGTTTTATTTGATGTGGCTAACTGATTGTATACTTTTGTAGCAAGTTTATCTAAAATCCAATTTGCAAAATTGTTAAGATATCCTTTTTTCATTCCATCATCAGTTTTGACTAGGAGAGTATTGCCATCTGCGAACCCCCCCGATATCTGTATAGTTTGCTGATTCTAAATTGTTTGCTTTTATACGAGCAACAGTATCTTGAACTTCATATGTTGCTGAATTATTCGTTGTAATATGATCAATAACAGCCATATGTAGACCTCCTATTTTATATTGATAACCTATCCCGAATTGACGTTCTGATTAAAATGGTATATAATATCGAACATAAGTTTAGGATAGGAGATTTTTATGAGTTACAAAAAATTAACACCTGTAGCTGTAATTGCATCTTTTGACTCAGAGGGGAATATTAAACCTCTTTATTTCAGATACAAAAACGAGAGAATACAAGTGTCAACAAAAATGTGCATTTGTCAAATGCACGATATTATATTTTCTTGCGAATACATGATTGAATATGATAATGCTGTTAGAACAATAGGATTACTTTATAAAACGGATAAACACAAGTGGTTCATTATCAATCAAGGTTAATTATTTCATTTTCCAAATAACTCGACCAAACAATTTATAATAAGGCTTTGTATCTGGGAGATAATCAAATACGTAATGGTCAATCCAGTCCATTAATGGAATGATAATAGCAGCGATAAACGCCCATAGAAAAGTAAACGGCAAACAGATTTGTCCGTCAATATTAAAAGGCATATTTCTATAATCCCAAATGTGATAATCTTGATTAAAAATCAATCCAAACATATATTCAATTAAAGTTGCAAAAACAGCACAGATTCCTATTTGTAATGAAATATCAGTTTCATATGAAAAAATATTGTTCAAAATAATCATTGGAATGGCACAAATGGACGCACAGAACATCATAGTAATGTCGGAACGTCCTCGAAAGACAAGCTCTAAGCATACATACACATATCCAGAGAATGTAAAGAGTAGTAGGTATTTCATAAAACTACGTAATGATTTCATTTTTCACCTCCTAACTTTTCTCTATACCTTAATTTTGATTGCAACATTCAACAGAAGAGAGTAAAATGAAGATATCAAACTATGGGAGGTACAGAGAATGAAAAAGAAAATTGGTATTCATTTTATACCATATGTTGTATTAATGGCGGTACTATTATTGTGTATGACATTAACAGCAGGAAAAGTTTCAGCTAGTGATTTTTCTAATGGGACAGCAGAAGAGGGAAAGTATATTGAGGAAGATCAGGTGAAGCCACAACCTCCTGTTATCACAGATTTTAAAATCAATAATGATTCAATTTTGGGATATGGAGATAGATTGAACATTAGTTTTAAAATTGCTAATAGAACATATGATAATTCTGATCCTGATAAGAAAACTTATGTTGGTAGAATTCTTTATAAATATAGTAACTCAAATATTAGCAATTCATATATGGCAACTTATTTATTTTACAATCCAAAAACTGACATGATAGAGAGTGAATCAAGTGATGTATTTGTGTCAGCTAAACCAGAGGGAGTGTATCATTTTGAATATTTTTATGATGATTTAACAAAGAGTTTTGAATATTCTGGTTCTATCAAAAATAAAAGTATATTAAAAATATCGAATACCACTATAACATTCTGTGAAGATTGCAAAAATGAAAAGCATAGAATTGATACTATAAAATACAAAGAACCAACATATAAAGATTATGGTTATTCAAATTGTCAAAAATGTAGAATTTGTGGAACTGTAATAAGCGGAAAAGTATTAAATCCCATCAAACCATATTGCAAGCCATCAACTACTAATGTTACAATGTATGCTAATCAAATTAAAAAGTTTCAAATTAAACATGCAAAAGGTGATAATGTAGTTGACAGAACTCATTTAAATGGAAGTATTTATATAAGAAACATATGTCTTAAAAAAGGAGATAAATCTGATACAATTACAATTCAGCCATATAATAAAATCGGAAAAGAAACGGTTGAGTTAATATTAAAGAGTGGATTAAAAGCAAAAATAAATATTACTGTTAAACCTGCAAAAACACAAAAAATCTACGGAGTAAAAAAGAATATTATAATAAAACAAGGTAAAAAGTATACGTTAAAACCAAAGATTTCTCCGTCATATAGCAAAGACAAAATAAGCTATTTTTCTAACAACAAAAAAGTTGTAACGGTAAATAGCAAAGGTATAATTACAGCAAGAAAGAAAGGAACTGCATATATTACAATCAAAAGCGGTTCTAAATATGTGAAATGTAAGATAACTGTAAAATAAATTTCTAAAGGTGATAGATTTAATATAGTCTATTGCCTTTTATTTTTATTTATTCTTTAGTTGTGATTCCAGATATTCAATTCTTTTTTGTTGATGTTTGTTTTGCTTGTATAATTCTTGTATACCTTTAATTGCATATTCACTCAATAATAGAGTATCAATGGATTTGATATTCATAGTACCATCATCATCATATCCGCCACCAGTAGTAAGAAGAGGATCGATTAACTCTAATTCATCCGCAACGCATCCTAATTCTTGATGCACTCCTGTTTGTTTCCAATTAAATTCTCTAATTTGCATTTGCATAATTTTTGATAAAGCATTAACGGAAGAATCTTTTACATCTTCTTTTAATCTTATGTCTGATGATGATGCTGTAAATGTTGCACTTGAAAAATCGGATTTTCCATATTGCGCACGAATACTTATTTTATTTCCAGATGCTCCTTGTAAAAATGCAACTCTACCATTATTTGATGCCGCTGATGCTATAGGTCTTCTGTATATCATGTCCGATGCTGTTGGTAAAGTGTCTTGTTGGTAATCATAGAACGTTAAAATGTCCATCCTTGCTGTTTTCCTAACAGACAATGAACCAGTGGCATCAATTGAACCAGCATATATTGTTCCTTGCGTAGCTCCTATATCTCCATTAAAAGTAACTGTTTGACTTCCAGGTAGTATTTGAATTTCTGCTTCATTTGAACCATTTTGAGAAACAAGTCCAAAAGACAACATACTTCCACTCCATGATACAAATGTTCTTTCGTTTTTACCATTACTATCATATATCTTGTAATATTGCTTTGCGGTTAAACTACTTGCATTAATAGTACCTGTAATATTGGCTTTAGAAGCATACAAATTTCCATCATGTCCTACATGGAATGGCGCATTACCACCGCTTGAGGCACCAGCCCAGAAAGCCCATTCTTGACCAGACGTACTACATATTCCAATCGCATCATTAATAATTTTATATTTTGAAATTTTAAATCCACCAATTGTCATCGTACTTCCATCCCATGCTAACGCACCGTCATTATACTTAAAAGTACCACTTCTCAAATTAATCCATCCATTAGTACCCGCAATATTATTTGTGGTGATTTTATCTGCTGTGATAGCGTTTGCCTTAATCTTATCTGCTGTAATTGAACCATCAACAATTAACGCACTATCAGCCATTCGTCTAATTGATATATTTCTAATTTTTAAAGTCCCTGAAAAAGTTCCAAAACCTGCACATTGAATAAATGTGGCAAAACTTCTTACATCACTCGCCAAATATACAGAAGTTGATACTTTTTGAACTGATCCAGATGAATTAGACCTACAACCAGTAGGAATATACCAAACATTCGATCCAGATGTATTTACTCCATACAAACCAATATTAATATTTACATATGTATTCTTTCCGTAATTGTCGGCTTCACTTGATTGAACAGTAGACGACACCTCAAATTCAATATGGTAAGTTCCACCACCATTACATTTATAACTGTTATAACCTTGACCTGGAGAAATTTGAATATCTCTCTGAGGTGTGTGTTGGAACCAAGGATTATTATTGCCATCAGCTACAATAGAAAATCCGTATCTTGAATATGTTTCCGAAGTAAGATCATGATATTCTGTAAAATCACCTACTCTAATCTGACTTGCGTTGAGAGTACCAGAGATATTTGCAGACGGAACAATTAATTTACCATTAGAAATAGAACATCCACCAATCGTACCAGAAGTAGCAGTAACGTTACCATTAATTGTTGCGTTTGTAGCAATTAATACACCATTATGTCCAACTCTAAATACAGCGTTTGTATCACTTGCACCATTCTTGTTGTTACTTTCACCTGCCCAAAATGCAAATTTACCAGTATTTGAAGATATACCAGTTTTATTAGGGACATAAAGAGAATCAGTGCCGATATTCCAGTTACCAATCTTACCAGAACCACTTACAATTCGACCACTAAAGAAAGCATTACCTACAGCATAAAATCCATATCCCGTGGGCTTTTCACCATTAACAGCCGGAAGTTCATCAAGCACACCCATTCTTACAACTGGTTTTCCGTCATCAACTGTTCCATTATAGATATCAATACTTGACTTCTTATCTTCATTATAAGACGACATTCTGATTCCAACAGGTCTATTCTTAGTTGTACCATTAACATTAAGATTGACCTCATACATCATCATTTTTAAATCACCAATAGCTGAACCAGAATAAGTCTTACCTTGCTCAATTCCTGCACAGTCATTAGTAGTTGCAAAATTTAATGTAATATATGCCGTTTTAGCAGTAGTAGTATTTAACTGTCTTGCCATAGTGCCATTTACTACACCGAGAACTGATGTATTGATACGTCCCATAAGTTTAATTTTACTACCAGAAGTCCATGTTTGACCTCCAATAGTAGAACTTGTAATATTGTTATCAGTGATAGTAAGAGTAACAGTAGTGCCAGATTTTGAATTAATATATACACTTGGATTTGTAAAGATAATACATGGAGATACATAAAATGTTGAACCTAGATTTGTAATATTATCAATCGCCCATGTTGTACTACGAAGTTCATCTTTAACATAAACATTATTGAATATTGCTGTAGCAGCATCCGCATTGATACGTGACGAAACATTGACGTTTGTTGCACTAACATTGTTTGCAGCTAAATTTGAACTTGAACAAGTTACACCATTGATGCTTAGAACGCTCTCTTTACTTTCAATAATTCTTGAAGTAAAATCCTTATTGCTGTTATTAAAATGAAAATCTATAAATGGAGTTGAAAAATATAATTCCAAACCTGCGTTTCTAATTGTAGCACCATATCCAAAATCAACGCCCGCATTTACTATTAATGATCTATTGCAAGTAATAGCAGAACTGTTTGCTTTAAAGCAATTTCCACCATCTCCAACTTGAAATTCTCCATCAGTTCTCAATGTTCCATTACCACAATAAATACCAAATGTAAAATGTTGCGGTCCATTGATACGAAGCCAATTATCATATCCTTGCAGAGCAATTTTACCATATAATTGTAGATTACCACTATTAATATTTATGTCTCCATTATTAATAACATTCAAATTTCCATTAAATGTACCACCATTATTAAAATAAACCTTATTCAAAAATCGTGAACTACCTGTCACGATCAAATTATTTAATTGAGCCAAATAAATCGTACCCCCTTTCAAAAAAGAGGACGATATTATTCGTCCTCATCATCAATCATAAATGATAGCATTTCAAGGTCTGCAAAAGATGGGTTTGCATCTTCGATATCATCAATAGTGATAAGCTTGAAATTGATTTCATTTTCTTGTACTAAAAGTTCCTGGTATTTATTCTGGAACTCATCAAAATATTCTTTTTTAACAGTTCTTGTCTTAATCTCTTCACCTTGTTCATTCTTTACAGGATTACCTTTTTCATCTTTCATAACTTCTTCTGTAGAATGTTCATCGTCAGCATATTCGGACTGAAATTCTCTGAGTGCCTCTTCATAAAGTTTATTAGCTTCTTCAATCTTTTTGAGATTTACACGAAACGCCCACTTTGCTTTTGTATTAAAATTCTTGATAAGTTCAAAAGTAGGAGAGTATGTTTTCTCATTGCCATTTTCGTCTTTTTCAACATTTCCTTTTTTATTAATTACTTTTTCTGTACGATTGATATACGCATAAATATTGATAAGCTCTACATTCTTTAGTGTCATTTTCTTGAAATTACTCATATTAAAATCTCCTTTAAATTAATTCATTCTTTTGATTAGTTGTTCTTTGTTTCAGATGTTGATTCTGTAGAAGAATCTGTATTCACATTATCTTTTGTAGTATCATCTTTGCTAGATTCATCCTTGCCAGTTGTATCTGTATCAACTTTTGGAAGATATGGTTCTACAATCTTCATCATAAACGCTTTGGAAGATGCTACGATTTCATTTACACGATTCATAGATTCTTCTGGAAGTTCCATTCCATATGTGATTTTTGTAAGTTCTTCTTTAGATTCACATGCTTTGATTAACATGTTGATTGCATTACAATATGTTTGCACGTAAGTAGAATGAAGGTACAGTGTCGTATAGATATTTGTAAAATCTATTACGGAATACATTTTGCATGGATTTCCAGATGAATGATACGGAACTGAAAGTTGCTCAATAGGAACTCCCTGTCCTAATAACTCTCTAACTGATGCCATTGCAGAAGCAGTATTACTTTGATCTTCGAGAGTGAACGTGAAATGTCCTGTGCTTCCATCTGACATAACAATATCTTGTCCGTTAAAAATATCCGCTTGAGCAGATTGAGATACTTGATTATGAATATATGTTTTATATTCTTCTAAATCCATCACATCTGGATTTACTACAGGATTGATTTTGGCATCAAGTTTTTGCACTTGATTCACCAAATCAGCTTTTGTTAGATTGATTTCGATAACGTCAACAAAACGACTTTCAGGCTCATAAAATTGTGAACTAAAAGCCATAGCAGAAGAGAAGCTATCATATGCTGTAAATGCAGCTAAGAAGTTTTCTCCTGCATAAATATCTAATTTTTCAATATCATTAAAATCTGTTTTTACAGATTGATAATCCGATGTAATAAGTTTCAAAGTGGCATTTGTTTGAAACATAGAAGGATTCCACTCATAAAGTCGATATTCAACTTCCTCACCACTTTCTTTTTTTGTTACTTTTACTTTAAATAGAGCCATATATTTTTTCTCCTGTCTAAAATGTGTTTATTTATAGATAAATGTGCAATATTATACACATTGTTATAACCAGTAAATTTTATTGAATTTCCAAAGTAATCTGCATTTTCGTGCATTTACTTTCTTGCAATGTTTAGTTTTTGATTGAAAATTTAAAGCCAATTGTTCTGGATATAAAGCAGTAACATATCCTGTATGAGTTTCTCCACTTTTATATGTATAAGAAACTAAATCTCTATGCTTAATTCCTAGCACATTATCAGTTTTTGCCTTTGATTTCCTTCTCATTGGTTTAATAATCCACTCTTTAATATCACAAGTATCTGGGATGCCATCTGTAATACATATTGCATCATTACTATGAGATTTTACTATGTTCCACTCAATACGTTTATTAGCAGTTTCTCCACCATTTGTAAGATGTAATATTCCTAATTCAGAAATCTTTTCTCTCAAATAAGTTTTTCCCTGCATTACATGCATTGCATAATCAAATCTTTTTGGCTTAGATTTAATCATATTGAAATATCCTTCTTCAAAATCCTTTTCTCTACTTTCTGTTTTATCATGGCACTTTTTACATAAAGTAATTAAATTTCCAATGGTATCAGCTCCACCATATCTTCTTGCTCTAATATGATGTACTTCTAATATACAGTTAGATTTCCCACATTCTTGACATCTACATCCATCTCTCAGGATAGTCGCTTTTCTTAAATTTTCATCCAAGCGATTAGATTTCTGATATTGCCATCTATAAGGTTTATAATCATCTGTCATTGCACGAATATCTATACAAACATCTTCAAGGTAATATTCTTGAATATCTATCCAGCTATTTAGTTGATATAATACTCTTAAAATAGCGTCTTTCTTTTGTTTGATGCTTGGTGCTAATCTACAAGTTCTTTTAGAAGATGAACGGTTATTAAATCTTGCTTGTCTGTATCTTTTGTGGCAACGATGATAACGTCTATATCCACGCCTTACATCCATGAGACGCTTTACATCCTGGCGTTGCTCAATCGTTCCTTTAAACACTACTTTGTTTTTAGTAAGACATTTCTGAACAATAGCTAAACCAACATGTGTAGAACCGTCATCTATGCCACAAACCATATGACTTTCATCGTCTTCATTAGATTTAACTTCTTTTTCTAATTGTATTACCATAGGATATTTGCTTTTTAATTTAGCTCTACCTTTTCTAATCAAATACCAACCTTTATTAACTTTTGTCGGTGCTAATGGTTTATTATTTTTATCAATAACAAAACAATATTCAATTTTATTTTCCATCTCTGGATACCTTCCTTTCGGAGTAATTTTCGTCTTGCCAATGTTGGAGAGGGTATATGTGTTTCTCTGTTATCTATGTAGGACATTAGCATAGTTTCTTGATTGGCACTCACAGAGCTTCAGACTGACGAGCACATCTGAAGGTGTGTTTTTAACCTTTTCTCTAACGTAGTTCGTATCTGCAACATATCTTTCGATAGTAGCAGTCACTAAGGCTTGAAACCTATTGTTAAGTAAGTGTGAACAAGGAATGCAAAATACATTTGTCCACTTATTTACACTCTTATCTATAAAATAGATTACTTAACAATTAGTCCTTTTAATTCTCAATAATTTCGTTGCAACTTATATAAGTATTATGGAATTTAGTCTTTACAGAATTGGAAGATAAGAGGTCAATATAATATTTCTCTGGAACAATCAGTATATCGCTGAGAGTTACCCATGCAGTTCCATTTGAATAATCACTTCTCATACTAATTCCGAATTTTGTTATAGATGTGCTTGTAGATGTAAATGTAGCTTTATATGTATAAACACCAGTAATCTTACTTAATACAACATCACGTGGTCGCTTTATATTATTTAGTGAATCTGCGACAGGATTTCCTGTTGTCCATCCATCATTTTGAGTACCTTGAAACCACATATCAAAAGTTCCACCAGAGTTTGTCTTTGTAAATCCATTCCATGTAAGAGTACATTCAATATAGTATTTTACATTTGGAGTTACTGTTACGACACGTTCAGGCATACATGAATTTGATCCTGTGTTTGGTGTATAAGTAACACTATTTTGTAAAGCCATTCCATTTCCATCGACAAAAATAGACATTGCTTTGCACTCATACAAATTTGGAACAATAGCATTTCCATTCTTTTTAATCGTTGTCATGATTCAACCACCTCACCTGCTAACATAACTTGTCCAGTCGAAGTGATAGATGCTGAATTTTGATACAATGCCTTAACATCGTCTGCACTAAGTACCGTAGTAAACATTCTAAAATCAGAAATCCATCCACAGAAATTTGTATTCCATTGTGTTCCTGAATAAGAGTTTCCCAATGCTAAATATTCCATATCTGCATTGATATAATTTAATGTGGTATATTTTGTAATATCACCTTTTCTTGTACCATTAAGATACCAGTAAACACTTCCGTTATTAAAAACATATGTGATCATATACCATGTATTTAATGATAAAGATTGATTTGGCATACCTTTTCCATATTGAGGTGTATTACTCCATATATAGCTCCAAAGTCCTGACTGTTCTGTATTTACACATATCCACGGGAAATTACTTGTAGGATTATTTAAACCTGATAGGATAGTAGCATATCCACCACATCCACTATCGAGCCTTACCCACATATTAATGGTCAGACCCCAAATTGTCTTTTTAGCATATATTGGATTTGGAAATTTAAGATATGATTTTGCAGAAAAATAATAACATGCATCATAACGTGGAGATTGAACGCCAATACCAACTGATGCGTTGTTAGAAGCCAAAGATAAAGTTGTATCAGTAACACTCGCATTTTGTACAGAAAGAGTAGTATCATTTACACTTACAGAATCATCTAAAATATTTAATGATGTATTAGATACAGAGTATTGAACGCCAATACCAACTGATGCGTTGTTGGAATATCCAGAGATATCTGATACAGAGGAAGTTACCATTTCATTTGCGATAAACGAATATTTTTGTCCTTCTGTTACTTGGATATCTTTTATATCTACGTCAAAAGTGTAAGACATACCATTGGTACTCATATCATTAGTGTAAAATTCAACCCACGGATTACATGTAACAGTAGTACCTGACCTATCAAAACTCGCGTTTATAGTTTGAGAAACAGTATATTCATGCCATTGTCCATCCGCATTTAAAGTATCTACCATAGTTGTTACCCAATCATTATCACATCTAGCAGCTCTTAAAAATAATTGAGTATGTAATTTAGAATTGCATCGAACTTTACATGAATAATAATATTTTTTTCCTGCGGTAAAAGAGAAGTGACTTCCTATTATCAAACATTTATACATATCTTTTCCTGTGCCTGTATATGATAATTTGTATTTGTATCCACGTTCATTTGAAAGCTTTGTTCTGGTAATATAACTACTATAATTCAAAGCACCTTCCGCAGCATCACCAAAATATTTATTTGTAATTCCGACTTCATAAATATTGTTCAATGGATAATGAATGATTTGCAAATTATAAATACTTCTTATTTGTTTTTGTGAAATAACTTCATCATATATACGAAGATCGTTCATTAATCCAAAATAATTTGCACTACCAATTTGAACATAACCTGTGAGATAACCACCATTACCTACATCCGTTCCAATTAAATTTCCATTAGTATATGATTTAAGTTCTGTACCGTCATACGTGACACAAACATGATACCATGTACCATTTGAAGAACCTAAAATTCTACTTCCACCAGTGATTGCATATATATCATTATTATGAAAAGAACATGCACGAGGATAAGTCGTACAAGATTCAAAACGAAAATTACTTCCATAAGAACCATCGGTCTTTTTATCACCTAACTGCAACATTTGATTCCAGTCAGCTTTTGTGCTATTATCAGCTAACGTCCAAAAACACACACTGAATTTTTTAGCATTAACTAATCCATCTGCTGTAAAACTAATAGGTGAAGAATTGGGGACATTTAAACACTTTCCAAAAGTACTACATGTTCCTTGTACATAATTTCCAGAAAGATTTGATAAATTACTTAACCCTTGATTGTTAATATTTCCAATCATAGGCATCCATACTTGTAATCCCAAAACAACCCTCCTTTCTTATTTTTGAGAGAGAAGATAAGCTATGACACCTATCTTCTCTGTATCATGAGAATACGAAGTTCAAACATTGATTTGAACTGTCATATTGTAAAGCACAGTGATTATCAACATGTACTTGAGTAGCATATAAATGAGGTACATCAAAATATTCATTACCTTGATTTCCTCTGACAGCTAAACCCGCAGGCCATCTTACGGAGTCATAATCAGTGTACATTAGTTCAACTATTTGACTTCCATCTGAATTTACAAACTTAATCTTCGGATTATTTGCCCCATAAGCAATAGATGCAGATGTATTACCTTGAAGATGAAGTAACCCAGATTTTATTCCACCATTATGAACAGACATATTTGTAAATGTCGCTGTACCATAAATATTGGCTGTGGTGGTTGAAATACTTCCGGCATTTAAGTTGGCATCTATTGTTGCTCTATCAGTGAAATTTTGTTTTCTAAAATAGAAGTTTCCATCTGAGTGAAACAATAATGTTGCTGCAATTCTATTAGACCAAAGGAATCCTATTGAAGGAGCGTATGCTATATCAGATTGTTTATTTTGCACACAATTATTTTCACGAATTTGTAATCCTCCACTAACATATCGGCTTCCTGCATTAGAATTGTACCAACCATAAACCATTGCTTGTCCTGCTACATCACTTGTTCCATTAAACAATTTACCGAAAATATATCTGCTAGTTTCTAATTGAGTTGCTTGAGCAGATACGCCTGTAAATTTTCCAGTAACATCAATTTGAACATGAGCAGCATCAGTAGTGCTATTATTTTGACAATTGGTATAGAAGTCAATCGCTCCATCATTTGCCAAAATTAATTTTTCATCGCCACCTGTTGCAATGTAACTATTTTGACAAAAAGCCGAAGATTCACCGCCACCAATAATCGTTGCACCTCCAGCGCCAATCGCAATACCATTTCCATATGCATCGTTTTTATTGTCAATAAACCTAATTACTTCAATTGTTGCTTTTGTACCTTGATATGAAATATTACCTGTCATTGCGCCACCAGAGCGTTTTAAGTAAGTGAAATTAATTGCATTTCCATCTGAATCTGCTGTAGCTCTGTTTACTGCTGTAGTTCCTAATTTACTTACTATATTAGCCGCAGTAACACTATAAGCACTTGCGCTTGTAATATGACCAGTAGAATCAACTACAATCTTAGGAATCGTAAAATTGTTTGTAGAATCAGCACCATAAGTTCCTGCTGTAACACCAGAAGTACCATGTGAAATAGTAGCAACACCTTTTAAAATAGATACATTAATATATCCACTACCTTTAATACTGTTTGCACCAACTGTACCAATATCTGATATATTGATATTATCAAGTTTAGCTTTATCCGCAGCAGACATATATCCGTTTGCTGTCTTAGTTACTTCACCTATAGCAGTTAATAGTTGTTCTCTACTTACTGTGATTTTATTTGATGTAACAGTAAAATTCGTTCCATTTAAACTCAATGTTGAAGCATAATTATGAGTATGTCCACTTGAAGCTGCACCAATGGAAGATAAGCTAATATCTGCTGTGCCATCAAAAGAAGCGTTACCAATTTTACGTGCTGTTTGAAGTTTGGTTGCGGATGTAGCGTTACCATTAAATCCTCCTACTGCATAAATAGTACCATCAATAGTCATATTTGCAGTAGTAACAGTACCTTCTTTTCTAATCCAGATAGTTAAATCACCAGTATCATTTGTGAAGCTAGTGTCTTTCCACCATTGTCCCCATACTACATATCCATCAGTTATTCCATTACGCCATGTGCTAGTGCCAGTTGTAAAAGTATCAGATGTTGTAACAGGATTTAACAGAGTAGTTCTAGTCGCAATACCATTTAAATTACCATTAAACTGAGATGCCGTAACTTGAGTTGGAGATCCATTACCATTGTTGAATCTGTATTCTGTAATCAAAGGAGAAGTAGAACCATCTGACCATCTATAACCAAAATGTACAGTACCTCCTTTGAATTGATTTTTATAAAAACGAATCTCATTAGTTGCAACAAGATTAATATAGTTTGCAGTATCAGAAGATGTCGCATAACTTGCGCTACCTGAAACATTACCAATAACATTACCTGTTAATGTTCCCATTAAACCATTTACGAATCTTGCTGTACCATTTACGATCATATTACCAACAGTAATCGAATCAAATTCTGTAGATGTTGCTTTTAAATATGTTGAAGAAATCTTATTTCCTTCATCATCACAAATAGCTCTGTCAGCAGTCCCTTTTAAAGAACCATGAATAAAATCAATATAAGCCTCTGAAAAATACCATGTGCTAGTACCAAGAGAACTATGACCATCACCAGCAATTCCAGACTGATAAGGAATCAAACCATTTACAGTTGATCTTATCCAATCTGTATCATTTCCATCTGGACGAGCCAATCCGTAATAACCATTTTTATTATTTGCTCCTAGCACTCCTAAATTTGCTCTTGCTTCATTGACAGTAGCTCCACCTGTACCGCCATATGCAATAGATATAGAACCAACATTAATTGCCGCTGAACCATCATAAGCTTTTCCATTGATGCTCAAAGCATTTACTACTTTTTTCGCTTGATTTGCCGTTGCATTTAATGTTCCTGTGACTGTCAAATCACCTTTAATAGTTCCACCTGTAGTAGATAGAAAAACATTTCCACCAGCAACATTTTGATTTTTATACCAAATAGAACCATCATAATCCACGTGAAATAAATATTCCCAATCTTGAGGGTGAGTAGTAGGTGTGTCTGCTCGTCTGATATATAAAAATTTTTTATTATACGATTTTGCATCTTTACTCATATCTGGTTTTACAATACCAAAATCATAATATTTATTGTCTTGTGGATTGAGTACAAACTTACCATTGTTAAGAGTAGTCAATCCAGATTGAAGGCTCATATTATCGTTCTGACTTTGTAAATGCCATTCATTCACTACAATCGCAGCATTTTCAGTAGCTTTCAAATAAGAATATTCATCGCCAGTCAATGCACCATCATTGTTCATTATGTCTGTAATGATAGTTGTTCCAATATACCAATTATGTTGCTCTGTTCCAAACCATCCATCTAATGCGTTAATTGTACCATTGAAATATGCATTTCCGATTGTATCTGTATAGAATCCAGGTGTATGAATCATACCGTTGTCTAAATCAAGGAATGTTCCTAAAATAGAATAACCTGCACCGTCAACATATGTACCTTCTTTGTAATTCTTTGATTTGATTACAGAAGAAGAGAGCATATCGGTTGTAATTGCACCTGTTTTGATTTTTCCACCTTCAATAATGGTAGAAGTGCCATCTGGTGATTTGATAACAAACTGATTCGTGATTGCAGATATCAAACTATCCGTAAGTGTGAGAGAAGTAGAAGATGATGTTCCATCCACTAACCATGAGAATTTATCCGATAGCTGTTCAAAAGATGTTTTAGCGTAATTGTTTACCGATTCTGTTTCCGATTTTGTAGAATAAGTTGATTCAACGGTTTGTTTGAATCCACTCATATCTTGTTCTGCCTTTGATACACGAATTGTAAGTGATTGGACAGTAGTTCCGTCAGCTTTACTTTCAAGTGTCGTCTGCATATCTTTAACGGTAGAATTTATGCCCGTAATATTCTTTTCAACAGAAGTAGTTCTATCTCTAATATCTTTAACTGTTGTTTGATCATAGTCATTTATCTTTGTCGTAATATCCGATTCCCAGATTTTGTCTGTAATAGATTTATCTATTTTGCTTACAGTAGAAGATACTCCGCTTAAATTACTATTTATACTTGATAATTCAGTTGCAACGCTTTCTTGATATTCTGTATAGGATACGCCAAATTCATTTCCTTTTCCGTCAAGAATATTCGTAATAGAAATCTTGCCATTCTCATCTGTTTCAACAATAGGAAAACTGAGCTTATCTTTTGACACAGTTCCGCTTTGAATCATATCATTTACGATTAATTCGTCAGCGATTGCGCCAGCATGGACACCTGTTTCACTGTCAATCAAAACACCTTTTCCAGTTTCATCAAATAAAGAAAATGTAAATGCTCCTGTGGCATCTTGTCCAATTTGAACTCTGACGTTTCCATTTGAATCATAAAACTGTTGTGTACTATTTTTAAAAGCGATTGAAGGTTTTCCATCCTGAGATATGAGAGTTATCAGCTCTGCTGTAGCCTCATGAATCATTAAATCAGCTACAGAAATTTTTGCAGCAATAATCTGTTTAATAACCGCTTCATCAATAACAGCATTTGCAGATGTAAGATGAATTGATTGTAAATTACCAACACCTGCATTTCCTGCAAGGATATTCTTTACATTCTCCAAATCAGAATTAATAACACTGGTATTAATCTGATTATTTACAAAGTCGATGAATGTTTTAGAATCATTTAGACCTGTGATTTTATTTGCTGATATATTAGATGTAGTGATTTTATTATTTACAAAGTCAATTAAAGTTTGTGAATCGCCCCATCCTTTAATTTGATTTGCTGTGATATCAGAAGTAGAAATCTGATTTTTTAAGAAATCAATAAACGTAGTTCCATCTCCACCAGAGATTTGATCTGTTGTGATTTTTGCCGCTTGAATCTGTCCATTTACTAAATCAACAAATGTTTTTCCATCTTCACTACGGATTTGATCTGCCGTAATCGTACCAGTTTTCATCTCATTATGGACAAAATCAATAAAAGTATTACCAGTTTCACCTTGTAAAAGCTCTGTGGTAATGTGTTTCATGTTCAAATGAGAATTTACAAAGTCAATGAAATCCCCATTTTGACCATTAATAAGGTTTGTAGAAATAACCTCTGAATCAAGATACTTCGTAAAGAACTCATTAAAACTACCTTTATCACCTTCAATATTATCAACTTTAATTTTTGAAGCATTAATAAAGTTAGAAACTAAAGTGTTGATTCTAGCTTCATCGAGATTAGCTGTTGTACTTCCGGCAATATTTCCAACAGCCGTTTTAAATGCTCCCATTTTAACTAATTGTTGAAGCATGGAAGATAAGTATTCTTTTTCACTATCAGAATCACCAGTACCAAAAGATATACTATTTTTTGAACCACGATTATTTTCAGTATCGAGTAATTCTGTAAGGTCAGTTCTTCCAGAGCGAGATGTGATCATATTTGAAAATTCAAGTGTAAGATCTTCTGTAACATCACAAGGATTCCATGTGATTCCAGTAACACGAAGTTTTATACTGTAATCATCACGAATACCTAAACGAATAAATTTAAGTAATTCAAGTTCTCCTTGCCAATGTTTGAAAGCTTCGATTCTATAAAGATTATCTAAAGATACAGTAAACTTGAATTGAGGTTGTGCTACCTCTGAAAGTTTCTCAACCGCATCATCATATAATTCCTTTTCTCTATCAATTTCTGTAACAGATGTATCAACAGAAGTAGAAACGATATTATTATTTTGATAATCTTGATCGTGGAAAAGTGAATATATAACAGTTTTATCTTCATCAGTAAATCCATAATCTGCATTGTTAATACTTGCAGATATTTTCATGCTCGACATTTGAGAATTATATCCATCAAGAATTTTCTGTGCTTTTTCTTTTTCTTGATTTCTTTTTGCAATAGCAGCGGTAAGAGTACCATTTGCACTTATATATCCATAAATTTCTACATATTTATTATGATAAATATTATAACTATCTTTATTACCACTATTAGCTCGTTTTTCTTCGTCTGTTAATTCACTCCAAGGCTTTGCATAATCTTGAACTTTTTCAAGTTCTTCTGTGTATTTTTTATTTAAAGCATCTAATTCAGATGTTCCATATAAATCCCAATTGGTTTCCCAGTCTTTGACATAATCTTCTTTTTTCTCATCTACTTTTTTGAGATTTCGGATAGCAATTTCAATATTTGGAATAATATAATGAAGAATATCATAATAGGTATAATATCCACCATATCCATTTTCTTGAGCTTTTAATTTCTCAAGATACTTGTCATGGTCAACGCTGCCATCTGCTTTAGTCCACGGTTTATAAGTTGAAAAATCATTATTCGATGCATCCCAATTTGGGTCTACAGAAACTTGTAAACTTGTTAATAGAGAATTATAATATTTAAGACTTTCATTTAAACCATCTTCATTCATATCATCCCATTGTTTGATATCTAAATCATCTGCGGGATTTCTATAAATAATATCATTTACTTTTTGGCTTGCATCCGCTGCGTTCTTCGCAATTTCAATATACTTATTACGGTTATTATCTCTATATTTAATCCATTTCTTTACTTTTATAAGTAATTCATCGGATATATATGGAGAGCATAAAAAATAGTCCAGATTCATAACATAATAATCGCCATAATTGCAATTAATTACATTTAAATCATTATCTCCACGTACATTGAATCTTGTAAAGATAGAATCTTCATCTACATCAATATCAATAGATTGAGCAAGATTTCTATAACTAATAAAAACAGTTGATTCATATTTTTTATCATTCAGATTTTCTTTTGCAATAGCTTTGATTTTCCGATGAATTGTATCGAATAAAAATAGAATTTCCATGCGTGGAGCAATATAAGAACAACAAAGAGCATATAGATTTGTATTATCTTGTGTAATAGCAGGAAGCTTTCGTGTCCATAACACGGGATCAATATCATCATCATCTACTGACCACCCAGGAAGTTTTTCTAATAGAAGATGAATAAATGATAAATCATGTTTATTTTTATTATAAAAAGTAACAAACTCTTTAGCGTATCCGAGTTCATTTAGATTATTCTCCGCAACTTGTTCAAGTGAATCTTTATCACCTGTGTTACATTTAAAATTTAACCAGTTTTTATCTTCAAATTCTTTTTCAAGAGAATATGCAATAATTGATTTCTTTTCACTATTTCCATCATTGCTTGTTTTAGGATTCTGTATTTGGAGCATGCCTAAATCTTCCAAATACACAGTCATGTAAGGAAGTAGCATATCGTAACCTAGAGATTTTACTTTTTTACCATTAATGATAATATATTCATCAACATCAAATGTAAGTTCATCGTAGTCTTTTACATGACAACTATATTTTACAGAATTAGTATCTACGCCATTAAGTACCGTTAACGGATGTAAATTAAAATCGCACAAATATATTTTCTTACAAGTAGGTATCATATCCATCCACCTACCCTTTTGCATGTGTAGTCAAATTCTACTTTTACACTGACGGTTGCAGAGCAATCAATCTCAATTTGATTTTCTCCTGGAAGAAGTCTGAGCCAATAAATATTTCCTACATCTTGCCATCCTAAATCTTTGTATGTAATTATTCCAGATGTAGTTTGATCATATGGAATACAATTTTTACAATCTATTATCATATGATTATTTCTACGTGTTAAAAAACTCATAGAATTGTTATTGTCGGTTTTATTTTTTATAGTAATATTAGCATTGGTAGTTGAGGTTTGGTAAATGTCCAGAACAGGATAAACATATTCTTCTAATTCATCTGTGAGATTATTTATTGTTATATTTATTTTACTGCCATTAATAGAATAGGTTTGACTAAATTTCTTTTTCCCATATGCTGAATTGCATGTAAATTTAAATGTTAATCCTGCAAATCCACCACTCATAGGTTTCCATTCTGTTTCTGTGAATTTTCCACAATAAATATCTGTTATATTATTTTCACAATCATAAATTTGAATATCTTGTGATATTTTTGGTGATGTGAGCCATGTTTCAATTATTTGTTGTTCTGCTTCTGTAAATGGCTTTTTATTCTTTTTGATTAATCCATATTCAATTTCAAGATTGCTATATGTAGTCCCATATTCATTTGCTATAGGATGTGCAATAGTAGATTCTCCCGAAACAGCATCACGTGTCATACCAGTTACAGAATCTACTGAGTCAAAACTTGCCAGTATTAATTCTGAACTATTTATCGCATTTTTGGTTGATTTTCCATTATAAATAAATCCTGGCATATTTATTCCTCCTTTCCAATTTTTAATATAAGAAAAGTGACTACTCCGATGAAAGAGTAGCCACCTAATTTATTTACGTGTTACAATAACAATCATCCAAATCTCCGCTTATTCTTACGGATATCATTTTGTGTTTTACTACTTGCAAGATCAAGAATCTTATTCAATTCTGGAAGAGTATCACGTGTTAGATCACCTTGTACAGTAAATGTATTGTATACATTGTTTACACTGTTTCCAGAAGCATCCTTAACTTTAAGTTCTGGCATTTTAAAGTTGCCATTCATTGCGTAATTCTGTTGACGTTCTGCCATATCAATTAAAGTTTCTGTAATATCATTTGGAATTACCATATCAGAAGCTTCTAATGGGGTAATCCAACCATCTTTTGTCACGATGATTTCACGACCATTTTCATTTGTCATAGCAATACGATTTGAACCTACATGTTTCGTTCCATTTGCATATCCCTTTAGATGTCCAGAATTATATCCAGTATCAAAGGAATTAGATTTTTTCATATTGGATTTATCCTGGCTAGTAAAATATTGACCAGAAGTTATACCGCCAATATTATTCAAGATATAATCAATACCTGCCATCATGTCACTGTAATTTTCACCAGCACCACTAATAGCATTACTGATAGCATCTGACATTTTTGCAAGGTCTGAACTTAGCTGATTAGACCACTTCTCAAAATCTTCACTCAACTGAGTTTCAAGATCATCCAGACCATTCACTGTAATGTCATATACATGGTCACGTACAGTATCATCTAAATCATCCTGTTTATCCTTGAGTGATGCTTCAAGTCGTGCTTTCTGTGCTTTAGATTCTGCATCTGTCAGTCCTTCAAGACCACGAATCTGTTGCTTGATAAGTTCAATCTCATCCGTTTTCTTCTTAATGGTTTTGTCATAATCGTAATACTCTTTCTTTTTCTTGAGTGCCTTTTTACGGGCATCAATTTCTTTGAACATTGCATCCTGTACAGTTTTAGCCTGATTGATAACAATACTGATAATAGACTGCCTATAATTATTTGCATTCTTCAAAGATTCCTGCATAGCTGAATCATTCTCAGACATTAATTCATCATATGTCTTTTCACCATATTTTGATTTGCTAGAACCGTTTGCAAAATCATCCATGATTTGCTGACGCTTCTTCACATATGTTTGAAGATTGTTCAGTTCTGTATCTAACTGTTGAGAGTTCATCGTAATGGATAACGCACCCATTTCTGTCAGATTTCCGGTGTCTTTGTCAATCATCATATCTTCTGTGATAAGATCATTAATAGAACTAATCTTATCTTTTAGCCGATTTGCTTTTTCGATTGCACGATCAAACATTTCTTCATAAACAGTTGTAATTTTATCCTGTTTTGCTTGCTCAATCTGTGTATCAAAATCACTTACCGCATTTTGGGCTTCAAGAATTTGATTGGTCATTTCCAACCATTCTTCTGAACCCTTTTTAATAATTCCACTTTTTACAGATGCATTCAGTTGTTTTTGTAAATCAGTTACTTCATTTTGTTTATACTTCCTTTGTTTTTGTAAGTCATTGATTTGTGTATCATATTTCTTACTATTTGTATAATTTCCATGTGCTTCTGATTTTTCATATTTCTTCTGATGTTGTTCTGTATAATTGGAATATCTATCATTCCATCCGCTATAATAGTTCTGGACATTCTTGAATTTCTCTTGTTCATTTGTAACACGCATAGCAGCGTATTCAGCTTGAGCCTGGTCAGCATTACTCTGAGCCGTACTTAAAGCATTTGAGAGAATACGTCCTTTATCTGGATTTGAACCAGTTACATATTTGTTATATGCTTCCAGTTGTTTCTTTAACTTAGGATTTTTTATATTAGAAGTATCAACCTTTTGATTCTTCTTTATAGCATTTCTCTGTGCAGTCGTGATTTTCCCTTTTGTAGCCAACAATGCTTTTTTAGATTTGTTACGATTAGCAACATTATTCTTATAAGTCTGCATATTCTTTTTGGCTGATTTCAAAGCAGATTGACGATATGCATTTTCTTGTTTTGATGCTGATGTCTGATAATCCAATAATTTGTTTTGTGCAACAAAAGTTTTCTTTGATTTCTGGGTACTAAGAATCGCTCTTTGTGTTGCAGTAAGATTTTTCTTAGCGTTAGTAAGATTTGTCTGCTGAGTTTTTACATTTTTATTTGCAGTTGTGAGATTTTTCCGTGTCAGTTTAACCTTATTAGCATTTTGATTATTGGACTTTACAGCAGAATTATACTGTTGTGCCGCTTTAAGAGTTGATCCTTTCAGTCCCTTTGTACTAATAACATGTCCTGATTTTAAATCTTTTTGGATTTGTGATTTCCTAGTAGAAGAAACTTTTGATTTCTTTAATACCGATTGCAAATTAGATTTTGCAGATGTAACCTTTTTTGCCGATTGTTTTTTAGCTTTAACACTATTATTATATGATTTTTTAGCAGATGTTTGAGTTTTCTTTGCACTGTTTAATCTTTGTTCTGCTTTTGTTATATTAGGATTATCTACTTTGATTTGTCTAGCAATAGAAGCAAGTCCAGATTTACCTGTAGATAAAGAAGAGATAGCACTTTTAAGCCCATTGACTTTATTTGTTAATGTATCAATCTTTTTACCTGCATCCTCAGTTGGCATATTCGCCCACTGTTCAAATACTTTTAATTGCTCATTATACAAATTCTGAGCTTCTTGTGTACAGTCTTTTGCCTTATCATAATAATCCTGATATTTCTGAATCGCTTCTGCAAGACCTTTTCCAAAGTCTGTAGTAGTATCCATATCTTCAATATTCCAGTATCCACCTTGAACCGCTTTCTTATAAGAATCTGGAATAACAATATTCATTTTTTGTTCAGTGTCAGAACCTTCTGGTGTGTAATAATATGTATATCCAGATGCGATAGAATTAGCTTTATTGGTATAAGACTGTGCGCCATGTTTATTTGCATTAATTTCTTCTACAATAGCTTTTTCTTGACGATTGAGCATTGTTTTCTTAAATGCAGAAGATACATAGTCATTGATACGATTAGATATGTTTTCTACAGTATCTTTGAATTTTGTTAGAGTTCTTGCTACCCAGTCAAATACTTGCTCTGCGTGCTTTTGTTTGGAAGTGGTTGAAGAATTATTTCCGCCTCCACCTCCGCCTCCACCGTTACCTCCACCAGAGTTTCCACCACCGCCAGAAGATGTTGGGGTGGTATTAGTTTTTTTGTTGGAAGAACCTAATTTCCTACCAGCAGCGCCACCTGCAAAGTTTCCATGCATACCACCTGCAAATGCATGAGATAAATCAATATCTCCAACATCATCTACAGTTCCAGAAGCATATGCTCTAGCATGTCCAGGAATACTTCCATTCTTCAAAAGTGCTTCTGTTTGAGAAGCAGAGAAGATAATATCTCCTTTTTTAAGATTTGCTAAATGAGCGCCACCTGGAATCATACTCCATACTCCGTCACGGACTATAGATTCAGAATGACCATTAATAGACACTTCATTAACAAGAGCTTGTTGATCATGAGGAATAGAAACATTTCCTTTTGCAAAAGCAGGAGAGAAGTCTGTTAATGAACCACTTGCAAATGCACGTGCGTGACCTAATGAAGTCATTGTGCCTGATGCTTGGTTGCCCTTGCCAGTAGGTGCTGATCCAACGGTTTTTATTGTATATGTAACAGTTCTATCATAATTTGGAGGGTTATATGAAGGGGTAGAACCTAAAGTGTAATTTACTTTAGCATTTTTATCTGCTGGTTGATAGCTGTCTGGAATAGAAGAATTTTTGCCAAAAATAACCTTTGCATTTTTGTTAGCTGGTTTGTACCCACTTACTTGAGAAGTATCAGCTGTAAATTTGACTTTTCCAGATTTACCAGAAGTTCCTTCTAAGTTTCCAGATAATTTACCTTTAACATTAACTGTACCAGACGGATTACCAGTAACAGATGTAACTTTACCTTTTACATCTACTGTGCCAGATGGTGTACCAGTTACGCTTGTGACATTACCTTTTACATCAATAGGAGTACTTGATGCAGCACCATCAGTCTTTACTTCACCAACGGTAGCATTAATCTTTATTTGTTTTCCACTGGCATTTAATTGATCGGCTTTTTGATTAATCTGATCCAATTGATCTTGATTTTCAACATGACAATCAATCGTAACAGGAGTATTATCTGGGATAGACTCCATAGAAGATTCCAGATTATCTACATCAGATTCACCCTCTACGTCACATGTTACAGTTGTAGAAACTCCTTGGGGAATAGAAGCGAGAGAGTTTTCTAGTTCTTCAACACCACCATTTGTAGAAACATCCGCATTGATAGTGATAGAACTTCCCTCAAGATTCTGTAAATTTTGAATATCGGATTCGGCTTGAGATGTATCGACATCTACCTTTTCTTTAATATCTTTATTATTCAAAGCTAAAATACTATCTTCGGCAGTTTGAATATCCGATAAATCAATGGATGAATTTCCTGATTCTTGTGCTGCTTGTTTTAGACTTTCATAAGCTTTAGTTGCATTATCTGTAGCCGTTTGAAGAGTATTATCCATTCCCTTCTGAGCATACTGCGTCTGAGTGTCCATTTCATTCTTAGCTTGCATGAATTTTTGCATTGCTTGAACAAGATTATTGTCAGACTCATATTGACCCATAGCAGAGGTTTCATACTCATTCTGTTGCTGATGTTGTACTTCCGCCTTATAAGCCTTTTCTGCTTCAACAGCTCCCTCTTGTGATTCATCGTAATGAGGGTTTCCTTCACTGTCAGTAGTAACATGTTTATCTACTTCTGATGAAATCTCATTTAATTGTTGCTGAATCTTATCTGGATCCGTTGTATCAAAATCAATCTTATATTGTTTACCTGTAATCTCATTGAGATCATCGACAGCTTCTTTAGCATCATCTTTTACTTTGTCAACATCGGATGTATCTGTTTCGGGTTTTAGAACTCCCATAGATTCAAATACTTTTCCTAGCATTTGAGCTTGTTCATCTGTCAGTTGAAATTTCTCTTTCAAAGAGTCAAGAGCTTGTTCCACAGGTTTTAATTCATCACTGTCATATTTACCATCAAATAAATCGACACCATTTACTTGATCTGCTGTAAAATTAGATAAAGTATCAATAGCTTGTTGAACATCTTTATCATTATTATCTTTTGCATCCTTAATCTGTTTAAAGACATCATCATATGTCTTTTTTGATTGTTCATCATTTCCGAAATCAGGAGTAGAAGAATTGTCAGGAGTAGCATCTTTATTGGCATTCTCTTTATCTTTCGCTTCTTTCTTAATCTGCTTTTCGGTCTTTACATCTATATCATCGAGAGAGTCTTCATATTTTGATTTAAGCTCATCAATATCTGCCTCCATCATAGAAGCGATTTGTTTTGCTTTATCTCCATATTTTCCATCCTTATCCAAAAGGACTTCTTCTCTTTGTTTTTCAAGAAATTCTGCTTGATCATGTGCTGCATCAATCTCAGCAGAATATTGGTCTGCGGTATCCTCAGTTACATTTGAGAATCCATTTTTAATTTGCTCAATATCTGCTTTATACGCTTCTACATCATCTTTTGCTCCTTGAATAGCAGTAGCATTTCCGCTATCATTTTTTTCGAGATCTTTAACTCTGGATTGAGAATCAAAAAGATTCTTATATGCTTCGGAAAGTTTTTGTACACCTTCCTCAGTCGTTGAGAATACATTATTGTGAAATCCATAATCTTCAAGACGACCAAACATATTTGACATGAAATCTTTTCCGATTCCCATAGCACGAGAATCACGTTTAAGGTCAATATCCCCAATGTTCCAACCATCAGAATCACTATATGTAGCTAATCCCTTAGATTTTAAGTCATTAAGAAAATTCTTAACACCTTTATCATTGTCAGTGAGATATCTTTTTGCTTTATTATAATTTTCTTCAAAGTTTGCAACGTCTGTCGCACCCGTTGGAGAAATCATTTTTGCAAAACTTTTAAAATCATCTTCTCCGACAAGTCCCTTATTATATAGTTCTTGGGCGTTTTTCAAACCTGTAACCATATTCGTGTACTTATCACCAGCGTTTTCTGTTCTCTGTGCATTTACCCAATCGGCATAATCTGTAAGAGCTTCTTGTTGTTGCTGATATAGAGCATTATATTGTGAGCGTGCTTGACGAATCTTCGCAAGGTCATCAAACATGTCTTGAAGTTTTGCTTTTTCAGTATCATATGATTCTGTATTTTTAGCTTTCTCAACAGCTTTGTTTTGATCTTGAATAGCCTTTGTCTGCTTATCAATGGCATCTGAGAAATCTGTTGATTTTGCTTTATGTTGAACTTCCAATAATTGAGAAAGAGCATCTTTATTTACTTTAATACCTTTTGCGGATTCAGCAAAAAGATTCTTCTTTGTGAAATCATAACCTTCGACATTATCTGATACGGCACTAGCTAATGATTTTAATGTATCTGCCGTAACACCAGTATTAGACATAGATTCAGAAATTGCAGTCTGCATTGTAGAAAGATTAGAAGTAGCAGTAGTTACAATTTTCTGCATCTTATCAGCAGATAATTGTGCTGCACGTTCTACAGAGTTCATCTGATCAAGAGCAGCTTTCCAATTTCCTGTAAATGACTTATCCGTAGCAATGGAAGAGAGTGCATCTAATTGAGAAGATGTATAATCAGATTTTAATTTATCCTCAGAAAATCCTTTATCTCCATTGAACTTGCTCGTGATATTATCAACATCTGTTTGTAGTTGATCTAATGTATCATGGATTCCAGAGCTGTTTCTTAATTGTTCATCGGTAAATGCATCTGTTTGCTTACGTACTTTTTTAACAGCGTCATCTGCTTGTTTTTCGTACTCATCAAATGACATTTTAGTTTTCTTATCATCTAATGCAAATAGAGATGTAAGAGCATCTTGAGTGTCTTTTTTCTGTAAATCTTTTACTAAATTACTTGTCCAATCTCTAATGCCTTTTTCAGCTTCTTCCGATGAAAGATCATTTAGATTGCCACCAAGAATAGACTCTACACCATTTTTATCAAAGTTAGAGTAGATGCTTGATATCATAGAATCCATTTCAGGCAAATTATCAGTCAATTTTAAATAATCTTTATTCGACTGTAAAAACGCTGGCATAATTTCTTTGATAGCATCAACAGATGTTTGCGCTTCTGTAGATAACTGCTGTTGATAATTTCGGAGAGTATTAATATTGTCTTTGTTCAGATAATCTTCTTTTGTATATCCACCGAACCAACCAGAACCTTTAATTCCTGCGGCTTTGAAGGCATCTTTTAAATTTCCATTGTCCATATAAGTAGACATGTAATTTTTATTGCCACCATAAATACTAGAATATCCATTGCCATAAGATCCATTACTATGTAAATAATCGGTACTATTTTCATATGCTCTTTTAACATTACCATTTTGATAGTCATTTAAGAAATCTTCAATAGCCTTTTGCTTATTTGTAATTCCCGTTTCTTTGGTAATGCCAGAATCTTGATACATCTCTGCAATGTATTTATCAATAACATCGCTTGCTTCGTTTGCAGATTTCGCATACTGAGTTAATTTCTCAGATTGTAAAGCGTTATTTACTTGTTTTGTACTATCACCTACAGAGAGAATAGCTGTACCAAGAGAATTATAACCTTTAATTTGAGATGGAAGGTAAGTTGCCATCTGAGCAGAAAGCTCATTATATTCTTTAAATTCAGCATCAGTAAGAGAACCTTGTTCACCTAAAGAAGTAGCACCTTTGGCAAGCTCTGTATATCTTTCTGCGTTATCTTTAATCCAGGAAGTAGCTTCCTGCATGGTGCTATTTGTCTGCTTATAATTACTAAGGGCTTCGTTGCCTTTTTCAATAGCATTTTCCTGTTTATTGGAATAATTATCCCATGCCTTACCCGCTGCTGTAAGTCCATATGAAATCGCTGTATCAAGAAGAACATTTCCACCAATTGAAAGAGCAGTTTTACCTAAATCTTTTATGCCTGATGTAACATCACCTAATAAAGATTTTGTACTAATGCCTTGTTCACCAGATTCAACAAGATATTTATTAAATCCTTCAATTTCAAGTCCTGCCTTTTTAGCATTTTTCCCTGTATCTTCGTAACTTTTTGCATACTCTTTTAGTTTACTACCGTAAGCCTTTCGAGTATTATCGGACATATTAATATTGTCCCAAAATTCTGTATCTAAACTTCCTCCATTGTTAAGATGTAATTTTGCTTCCGCAAAAATATCTTTTAACTCACCAACTGTATTTTTTTTACTTTTATAATTTTGTATGCTATTTAATATCTACGATTTTCATATAAATATTCTTTGGGATGATATTTATATGTACAAAATCTATAAAATGTATTAAAATGCAATAAAGGAGGTTAAAACAAAATGGTGGAAAAGAATAAAAAATTAAAATGTTCTAAATGTGGTCAAAAAGGATTATATTTTGACGAAGAAGATAATGCTTATTGGTGTGCAATGTGTGGAGCGAGTACAAATCCTGATGGTACTCCATATATAGATCCACCTCGTCAATATTACATTTGTCCAAGATGCGGTAAAGGTTGGGATTATGCAGATAAAGACCAACACATATGCAAAAATTGTCACTATGAACCAATGATTAAAACAGAGTTTTCCGATATTGACTATGAAAATGCAAGAACATCATCCCCAGAAACATTTAGACAGTTTAAGATGAATTTGCGTGAGAAATACACAATTAATAGTGATGTGTTTGATTCTGAATTATATAACGATTTAATTACAAAAGAATACAAATCATCTCTTGAGCGTGAGGCTAGAGAAATTCAAAAACAAAAAGAAATTGCATTGAGCAGAAACAAAATACACTGTCCTAAATGTAATTCAACTAATGTAACCACTGGACAACGTGGTTATTCATTTCTTACAGGATTTCTTGGAAGTAATAAAACTGTAAATAGATGTGGTAATTGTGGATATAAATGGGAGCCGAGTAGATAAAAGAGGTAAAATCATATGATAAGAATGAAATGTCCACATTGCGGAAGAAAAGAATCCATGCAAGATAAATCAGGATATTATAGATGTCCGTACTGTGGTAAAAAAATTGATTATAATGGAAATGCAATTGTTGAACCTACAGCATATGAACAAAGAGTGATGATATGTCCTACATGTGGATTTATTGCTCTTAGTGATGGATATGATCTCGAAAACCCACAAATGAAATGTCAAAAATGTAATAATGATATGATTAATACAAAAATGACAGGATACATTTATGGCGAAGCATGTGTATCTTGTCGTCAAAAAGAAATAGATCAAAAACTTCGTGAATCATTTGTTACTAATAATTCTAAATTTAATTCTGAAAAATATAACGAAAATATACAAGATGAAAAAGAAAAAGAATTAAATCGAATGATTGAAACGGGAAAAACGATAGAACAAGAAAAAGCAGAGTATGACCAAAGGCAACAAGAAATTGCATTAAACAGAAACAAACTTCATTGTCCTACATGTGGATCAACCAATATTATAAAAATTCCTACAAGCAAACGTGTTACGGGTGGAATATTATTTGGTTTATTCAGTGGTAACATCGGTAAAACTTTTGAGTGTTTAGATTGTAAATATAAGTGGTAAATTTTATAATAGAGAGTCAATATATGTCGATTCTCTATTATTTATATATAAATATATAAATTAAAAAGTCACTGAATAAACAGTGACTTTTTATAGTTGCCCACTTAAGGGTTTGAAATTTTTATTGCCCACTTAAGGGTTCTTTTCTTTTTTTGATGGTATTACTATAACATACATCTTCTTGTTTGTCAACAGATTTTTCACTAAATCCTAAAAATTTTATTACCGCTTCTTCGATATCTTCTCGTTTAGTTTTTATGTCAATATAAGATTTATTTTCTAATATTCTCATTTTATCAATTGATCGCATATCATCAAAATGCATTCTTGCTTTTATGCCATTGGATTCTAATATGTCAAATTCATATGGTTCTAATGCTTGTGTTGAATTTGGTTTTATAGATGTGACCGGAACTACTAATAATTTAGTTTTACAATGTTTCATAACATAACACCAGTGCGGATCAAATAATTCTTTTGAATATCCTCTTCCTATTTGAGCATATACTAATTGATGTTCTTTTGGTTCTCCTGAATTAAGTCTATAATATACTTTATTTGCATCATGATTTGGTTCATTTTTTACTAATGTACCATAAAAGAAATTAGATGCTTTTAACTGATGCTTCCATGCCTCAATTAGCATATCAACGTCATATAAATCTAACTCAGCTAATCTATCAGCAGAAGACGCAAGTCCCCAAAATTCTTTATATACATTTTTCTGATTTTTCTTTTTTGTTCCCATACACTATCTCCGTTCATCATTGGTAGTTAATATAATTATATATCAAACGCATGAATATGTGTATACAGAACATATGTTTATAAAAAGTATATCATTTTAAATTTTCTATATTCGCATTATCACATATATGAAGTATTTACATATACGTGATAATTTCCCAAATGCTGATGGAACGGTAGTATATAGAAACTATCCGTGAATTTACGCCTATATAAAATAGTAACGTTGTTTTTCGGGCATCCATCTTCCCTATCGCTAGAGTACACCTTAATGATTATATCATTTGATAAAACCACCCTTTCATGATACTCGTTGAGGTTGGCATCCATTATATAATAATGAAGCCTTGCCTGCGGATCACTTCGTAGTTTGAATTGTTACTATACCTCATCCTTTCAGATTTGCCACTTATACCTATTAAATATAAGTTTAGTATCAAACTCATGTGACACAGCCTTTTGAACTGTGAAAGCTTCCCGTCCTGTCATTCATAACAGGAGAGTAGTGTATTACCACCCACTCCATTTAAAAAAGTTACCAGAGAGTCCTTGTTTATAAATAAACTCGTACACATTACTGCTAAACTCTCAAGCGGCATAAGTCATTTTGAAGAACGCATGGGGCGAATCCCATGTACTCTCACCGCTGTTGTTTTTGCCTTGGAATATACCTAATCCGACTGCTGCGGTATTAAGTAATCCAAATTTATCAACAATATTCGTTAATACATTTAAAGCACCTGTTCCAGTGTCAGTAAGTCCTTTAAAGAAATCTGATGAAATAGTCGATGTAGCTAAATTCTGCATCGCAGCTTGGAATTGTTGCTGTTTTGCTTCAATGGAATTTAACCAACGATCTTGTTCCTGCTGTGCAGAACCTTCTGAATTAATTGAATCTTCATAAGCTTTTTGAACTTGTCCAGATTGAAAACCTTGGATTAATGCTGCAATCTGATTGCCGCGGTTTTTTCCGGCTAATTTTTCGAGGAGTTCCGCTTTTTTCTTGTCAGTTAAGTCATCATATACTTCACTAATATCTTTCATTAGAGTATATGTATCTTTATAAGTTTGTTTGCTATCATCAGTAAATAAGCTGATTCCACCAGGTGTTTTAGCTGTTTTTGTCAAGTCTGCAATAGCACCAGAAAGTTCTTCGGTGTCATTAGTATATGAATCGGTTTGCTCGTCATATCCACGCACCCTCATGGAGAGTATTTTTAGAGCATTTCCAGCTTCACCTGCGCTTTGGGTGATTTCTGACATACCAGTTAGCATAGCAAGAGACTGATTTATGTCATTTCCTGCTGTAGCTAAAGAAGAAGCAGAATTGGAAAGCCCCTCACCTAAATCAGCAGAGGAAGTAGCATAGTTATTTCCTAATATATTTAATGCGTCAGTTATTTTTGACGCATCATTAGCTTTAATGTTATATGCTTTCATAGCAGTTACCATATCTGAAACTGCTGTATCATCGCTTACCTCACCAACATTTGCATATATTGAACTTAATTTTGATAGTTTTTCAGAATCATCGAGTGAATAACCTAACTTTGACCATTCAGCGGTTTGATTAATATAAGATGACATACTTCTACCTAGAGAAGTAGCAGACTGAGCCGCTGATTTTTGATATTGATCATAACGAGATTGGGTTTCATCTGTTACTTTATAAAGATTTGTCATAGATGAATCTACATCTTTAACAGCACTAATCATTTGAGATGGAATTTGCATAACAGTATTTTGAATTAATCCATATGTCATTGCAAATTGTCCAATCTGTCTGAAAGCTCTTTTGGCATCATCTAATCCAGATTTTCCAGTCAATCCTTCGGCTGAAATTCTTGATTTGAGAGTAGAAAATTCATTTTCTATATTACCTTTATCTTCAACGGTTTTGGCATTTCGATACTGATGTTCAAGTTCTTTTAAAGATGCTCCATATTTTTTTACAGCTTTACTATTTGCTTCGTAATAAGCTGCAATTTTATTCGCACCTCGTTCAGCAACACCCGTTGCTAAATTTTTCGATTGAGTATCATTAATCTGTGAAAGAGTGTTTTTAAATGTGTCCCCTGCCTTAGTCATTCTTTCAAAGCTTGCAGCAAGTTCTGAACCATTCATGCGTTTACTTCCGTTAAAATGATTCTGTAAATTTCCTAATTCTTCATTATATGTTTTAAGAGCAGTAGTAGCTTTTGCTACATTTTCGGTATCTTGACCACTATACACAGAAAGTTGTTTTTCCATTTTTGAAGATCTTGCAGCATAGTTACCTGTTTCAACATTATATCTGATTTTGTTATTTTCAGACTTTGTAGAATTAGAAGATGATGCACTTCCAGAAGAACTTACTTTCAAAGAAGCAGCTACTTTATCTGATACAGCCGCACGAGCCATATCAACATCATATGAACTTTCCATCCTCTTTTTGCGAAGAATCTGAGAACGTTCTGAAGGAGAATATATATCATCATAACTACGCATTTCTTTTTGTAACTTTCTTCCTTCGGCTCTTAGTTGCTTTCTTTGCTCTTTTAATACATCAACTGTAGAATCTTTTCCAGATGCTTGTGCTTTAATGATATCTGCTTTATTCTTATTTTGTTTTTCGATATTTGCAAGAGATTCTTTCATTATCGCATCAGCATACTTTTTACGTGCCTGATAATTCTGTTTTTCCGCTCTTTCTCTTTCTTTAGATTCTTCATTAATAGCAGAGATAGAATCCTTCATTTTTTGTTCAGAAGCTTTTTGAGCCGCCTGTTCAGCTTTTTTACGTTCAGATTCTCGTGCTGTATAATATCCACGAGCATCTTTTTTAGCGTCTTTTTTATTTAATCCAGGATATGCTCCCTGTAATGACTCTGCATCTTTTTCTATTTTTTTACGTACTTTTTGTTGTTCTTCTGAGAATCCAAAGAGATCTTTTCCTTTTTTACTCTTTGAAGCACCTTTAGAAACAGCCTGTGCAAATTGAGCACCTGTACTTTGTGCGCTTTTTTCCATGCCCTTAGAAACGGCTTGAGCTGCTTGTTCACCTGCTTTTTGAGCTTGAGAAGTATTTATCTCAGGTGTTATTTTAAGTTTTTTATCTTTATATTCATTCAAGAAGCTTTCCATTTGACTTCTAGCTTCTGATAAGTCCAAGTCACCAACTATATGCGCTCTAAAATCACTCAAGTTTATTCCCGTTACTGAAAACTTATAAAAAGTTATAAACTTTTATGTTTCATTCCTACTTCAACGAGTATGCTTTTGATAATATAAATATCTATCTACTCACAAGTTCTTGTACTCTCCATAGGCGTAAATTTCGGACTAACGTATCCGTACATATCTGTAATAACTTTAAAGTGTTATGCTACAGATTCCTTCAAAACATTCTCTCCATATCTTTTAAGATTCAAAGCTGCTTGAAAATCTCTGTCGATTACATTTCCACATTCACATTTGTAAATACGGTCTGATAACTTTAAATCTTTTTTGATACTTCCACAACAACTGCATAATTTAGAGCTTGGGAAAAATCTGTCTGCAATGATTACTGGAATATTATTCCATGCTGACTTATATTCAATCTGTCGTCTAAATTCATAAAATCCTTGTTGTTGTACTGCTTTAGATAAATGTTTATTCTTCATCATTCTACTTACATTCAAATCCTCAATACAAATAAATCTTGGTTTTCGACTTACAATTTCAGATGTAGTCTGATTCAAATAGTTCTTACGGATATTTGTTAATCTGTGATTTCGTTTTAATAAAAGTTTTTCCTTTTTGATTACATTATTTGTTTTGCAGTAACTTTCTCCTTTCTTATTTTTCTCGTAAGAGCGAGAGATACTACGCTGTAATCTGCGTTTCTGTTTTTCTAGTTTCTTTACTTTCTGACTTTTATTGATGTTCTTATACTTAGCTCCATCAGAGCAAATAGCCAGATCTTTGATTCCTAGATCTATACCAATTCCATCATTAGATGGAATAGTAGTAGAATCTTCATATTCAATCCCAACTGTAATATACCAGTTTATACCGTCATACTTAATACGTGGATTCACATACTTGCAGTCAGTAGGAATACGCCCATGCTCTACCAATCGAATCCAATTTATTTTCTGCTTATTCTTCTTTTTGGAAGTAGCAAATCCCTCAACTTTTACATGAGTATCTGAAAATTGAATTTTCACATTATCTTGATAAAAGGATGGTACAGAAAATTTTCGACTTTTGAATTTAGGAAATTTTGAATATCCTTTGAAAAATCTCTTATATGCATTACAGGCATCTTTGATCGCTTGTTTTGTTACATTATTTGAAACTTCATTTAACCAAGAATATTCCTCTGTTTTCTTTAATTGTGTAAATTCTTTTCTCAAATCGCCATCAGATAGAAACTTACCACCATTTTTATAGTTTTCTTTTTCTCTTCCTAAAGCCCAATTATAAGCAAATCTGGCAGTATTAGCATATCGAAAGAGTTTTGTCTTTTGTTTATTATTTGGAATCAACATTACTCGAATTGTTTTTATCATCTTTTTCGCCATCCTTCCTGATTGTATTATACCAAGTTGGTATCAACTTGTCAACAACTAATTGATACCAACTTGACAACAATTATTTTAAGTGGTATATTGTTATTAAGGAGGTGAAATAATATGCCAGCAGGTCAAGTAGCACCAAACAAAACTCGTACTAATATAACTATTGAAAAAGAATTAAAATCTCAACTAGAAGAAATCGCAAAAAAAGAAGGGCGTTCATTTAACAATCTAGTAATCAATATTCTTAAAGAGTATATAAAGAACCAGTAATAACCTGGTTCTTTCTTTAATTACGAAAGATATAAAAATCAACATTTATTTATAACTTTTTATAAGTTTTCTTTAACTGCTGTTCACATCCTTTATTCATATTTTTGTAACAAAAAAGGAGAGAATATAATCTCTCCAAAAATCATATTTTATTATCCAAAATGTGCACTAAAAACAGCATCTATATTTTTTTGTATATCTGCTTCGGTCTTAGCCCAAAATCCTCCTGGGTTAATCAATCCACCTGCTTCTGCAACAGTGAATACTTTTGGGGTAGACCATGTACCTGTGTCGTAATCAAACATCATATCATCATAAATATCAAATGAGTAACTGTTACCTCCACCTACAACACCAGTTGATCTTCCAGAGTTTTCAAGCTGTCCAGTTACTTCATATACTTTCGGTTGAACTTGTCGATAATCACTTGTGTTTTTTACAGCATCCAAATAACACAAAGATTCTGCTTCATTCATTGCACTTTCCAATTCTGCTTGCAAAGCAGCTTCTAACGCACCCCATGAATCAAATGATCCACCCATAATATTTCTCCTTATTTATTTGTATTACGAGAATCCCATAACATTTTATATTTTCTTAATTCTTTGTTTTCGTCTGACAAATTTTTAATTTGCTCATTTTTACCATCAAGAATTTCTTTTGTAGCATTATCAAAATCAAAGGCGGCTGCATCACGAATAACCTGTGTAATAAACTCCTTTGTGATTGGAATGTTAGAATCTTTTAGTTTTTGTGCAACTTGAATCACTGTTTGCATATTTTCTGGGTTCATTAACTCAACATTCATATTTGCAAAATTAGCTAAAGATTCAATAATTACATTTGCGGCTTCTACAATAATATCGAGATCTGGATTCGCATGAATGATTTTATTTTTCATAAAATCTACTTTATCAGCAACTTGTTCCTTTATAAATTCTCTGATATTCTTATAAACAAATCTATCTTCTCTAAAAGTTTCAATTGCATTTTGCATATCTTCATCTTCATAGCACAATTTTAGAAGATTTTCGGTATTTCCATTTTCATCTTTTTCAAGTGTATACCCTGTGATGAAATATGTAGCAATAGCGATAGTTTCAGCTGTTTTTGCATAATATGGTGTATATCTACCATTCTGAAAATAATATTCAGAAATAAATTCAATAGCATTTACTTGATCCATAAGTGTAATATTTTCTTTGATACGTAAATTATTTTTGATCATAAATTAATTCCTCACTTTTCAACTAATTTAAACTATCCAATAGAAATTTTTCTATATTATATCTATAGTTTACTTTTAATTTATTTTTTTCAATTACAATAGGAGAACAGTAGTTAAACATATCTTGCTCATTAAAACTCTTCTTATTTAAATTATTCTCCATTTTAATAAAATCCTGTATTGATAAAAAATACGTATTGTCAGTTTTTCTAAAATCTAAAAAGAACCCTGAAATCACTCTTTCATAGGAAGAGAACTTTTTCAGAGATTCTACTTGATAATAATGAATTATTCCTTTGTCATTTTTGTCTCTTTCAAAACTACACGATCCTTGAAATGTTTTACATTCAATCACATAAAAAAATCCGTTTTCTCCATTAAAAAAGAAAAAATCAGCGGGAGAGTGCTGACTGAATCGTAATTTTGAAGTCATATTAAATGATTGAGCTGCGTCTGGTGGTCTATAAACCAAAAGCCTTTTTGGACAAGATGCCTTTATATTATCTTCAAATTGTTTGCCTACACTTCTTGCCATATTTACCTCGTGTATACATTTGCATAAAATTCCGCAAGTGTTAGAAATAATTCTTCATTCTTTTTATATTTCCATGTAGTCACACCATCAATATTTTTAACAAAAACATATCTGATTCCGTGTTCCAGGAGATATTTACATTCTTCTGACCAATTCGTGCTATATTCACGATCTATTTTCAATTAAGTATCACACCTTTCTTTTTTAGCGTAAAAAATAGGGTTAGTACAAATAAAAGACATATTAGTGTTTTTATCTCTACTAACCCTATAATATTTAACACTAACATATATTCTCAAAATTTTTACAGTTCTCCCTTTGTTTATATGGGATATATCTATCTTTTTCATTACAATATCTTTGACATGTACAAAGTTTAGACAAATCTTCATCTGTAATATCACCTTTTAATTTACAAAAAAGCATGATTCGCCCAGTTCTTTCTACAAGTTTTTCTGAACAATTTTTACACATTTTTACTTACCTTTAATAGAAGGGGGAAGAAATTTCCTCCCCCTAATTTTTTAAATCAATTAAGATACAACTACCTTAACGATATCTTTACAACCAGATGCTTTATGTGTTACTGTTACATATGTTGTACCAGCAGCTACGCCTGTGATTGTTCCGTCTTTAACGGTTGCTGTTGCGATAGCCTCGGAAGCAAATTCACATTCAGATGCATCAATAGATACATTAGAATAGAGTCCACCTCGAAGTCCGATGACGGAAAGATCAGCAGTACCTTTACCTTTAATTGCAACTTCCGCAGGAGTTACAGCAATATCAGTAATAGCTACATCAGCATCACCATCATTTACTTCTGTTACGTAAGCGTATACAGTACCATCTGCACAGCTATCTCCGTCAACAGCGAGAGCGTCACCTTCAATGGAGAAAGAAGATACACCTTCTGCTTCAAGAGAAATATCGAATGTACCGTTTGGTTGGAAAGAAGGAATTTCAATCTGAACTTGTCCTACTTTACCTTTCTTGTTATTATATCTATCTGCGGATAGAATAAGAGTACCGATAAGAGGTGCGGAATCTGCATCAATTGTAATGAATTTTGCACTCTTCTTAAATTTATATGTAGCTTTAACTGTAGCGTCAGCAGAGCCAACAGTAATAGTACTTCCTTTTACACTAGCTTCTACGATTGTTCCATCTTCTTTTTCTACATAAACTTTTCCACCTGCAACTGGCTCATGAGCAAGTGTACCAACACCCTTTGTAAGTGTTACACATTCAGCGATAGCACAAACATCTCTAAGAGCAGTAGCAATTTGAGAGCCTGTATTTGCTGCGATATATGAAAGATTCCAATCTGCCATTTCAATTGTTGGAGAAAGCTTTCTACCATATTTATATTTGAACCATGTCTTGGCACCTTTACCACCAGTTACTTCTTGGTCTTCCATTGATACGGAAATGGATGTATTGAGTGCAGTTGTACCTGTAAATGCAAGCGCACCATCAACATAAAATGCAACATCCGCTACAGATACTAAAAAGTCTTTAGAATTCTTTGCCATTTTAATGACTCCTTTCTTATATTTGAGCAATAAAAAAAGAAGCATCATCCTTCGATTTTGCTTCTAAGATCATCCTCGTTTGTTTTTAAATTTTCATATTTATCTACAACTTCCATACTGGTCATCCAATGTTGAAGTGGTTCTTTGAATTTTACAAATCCACCCATTTCGCCAGTATGACAAGCTTGATATTCTTCATGTTTCTGTATTCTTCTAATATATCTCCAAAATTTTCTAATTGTTAAATTCTCAATATAATCATTTGTAACATGAAGTGCTACGGCTAGAGAATCAATATAATCCTCGGTACTTGCATCACTCTTGTGCTTTTTTGCTTCATGTTCTCGTGCTTTTTCTAATGCATTTATCGCATCAATATTCATAAATTCATCAATGTCAAAATCAACATCATTTTGAATAATAAATATTCTGCGTAAATCATCAAAAACATCATCTGTAATCAAAAAATCATTAATCCACACATCTAATGTTTCTGGATCATATGTTAATTGTGAACCATCTCCGCACATAAGAGTTAAAAGATAACAACTCATTTTAAAGCAAAATGGTAATATCGGCATATTATATTTTTCTGCTACAGAAAAATCTTTTGAAGCATATTTGATAAAATTATAATACGACATTTTAATAAATTTCTTTTCTGTAAAAATTGCATTTTTGCGAATCACAAATGCTTTCTGATATTTATTAAAAGATAATATATTTGCCATCGTAATAGGATATATAGTTAATACATCATTATATTTATATGGAGTATCATATAGTAAATAATCCTGCATACTATCTTTAGTAAATTTCACAATTATCACCACCAACATTATAATTTTTGATTTGATAACATAAGCATTTACCATAGTATTGATTGTTTGGTCTATATGTTTGTAGAAAATTTCTATATGCAGGTTTTACTTCCCCTAATCCTTTGATTTTATCTGTATTTGACATAATGCTTTCAATACATTCACACATAGCATCTATTCGATTTGCGTATGTGCTTGTCGCATAATATCCCATTTCTTTCACTTCTTTAGCGGTAGGAGATGAGTATTTAGATAATCGGATTAAATCTTTATCTACAAATGGAAATATATATAAATCAAAATCAATAAACATATTATTTGTAATGCTAGAAATATTAGCGTCAACAAACGTAAAAACTTTCTTTTCTTTTATAGCATCGTCAACAAAGTCATGATCAAAGACATGTCCTTGCTCTGTCCATTTCTTTTCATTTATAATCCATTCTCCACCACGAATAACATCAACTTCATCAAGTTCTTCACATTTACTTTTTTCAGGAGATAATAATTTTCGATAATTTTCGTTGCTGATTAGAAGTTGCATGATTTTGTTCTTATATTCTGTTACAATATGCAAAATGTTTGAATTGTTCATAGCACCTCCTAAATAACATCAACGATAGTGATTTCTTTTTTGGATAAAATAGATTCATTGACAATAATTTGAAGTTCAAAAATATCATCAATATAATCCTCGTCTGAAACCTTTAATGTAATATTTTCATTATATTCACCAGATACTTTTTGCTCTATTGGAAATTTAGACTTTATGTACCATTTAAAATCAATAGATGAAGCTTCAATTTTTGAATTACCGTTCATAAAAGATACAGTATAGGTACGAGATATTCCAATTTTTAAGTTAGTATTTCCCGTGATTGTGGCGGATATAATTGGATTGTCTGATTCTGATGGTGGGAGAGTAGGAGTAGTTGGAAATTTGTAGTCGCAAATCCATGCTTCTGTTCCATTATCCAATTTAATCAATTTATCTGTGACTTCATTAAATCGCTCATAAGATAATGTGACAGTCATGACACCACCTTTATCAATATATCTGACATCGGATAAGAAACCTTTCTTACCAGTCATTCTATATGTATCTGGTGGATACACGCCTTCATAATCTATGACAAATCTATTTTTTCGATTAAGTTGTTTTGTTTCATCGTCAACAGGTATAGTTAAACCATATTGATAATCTCCCAAAGTAATAGTAGAATTACCCTTTTCACCCATACTATATTTAGTATAATCTTCTGAATATCCCCAACGCTCAACAATTTTACCGTCTACATTTTGCCACCTGATCATCAACTGACATAAATACATATATCCACGATTCCATACTTTATCATCAGTATCAAGTAATGTAATTATCCAAATTTGGTTATTCCATGTAACATAGTCACCAAGTCTGATAATATCATTATGTCTTGATTTTATTTTCTTCTTATATGTATTGTTATCGGTGTCTTTAATAATCATTAATTGCATAGGTTCATTATTTACTAAAACATCTTGGGTATCAAATGTATCCTCAAAATGTCTATTAGCGTGTTTGTTTATTTTTGCTAAATTTTTCTCACGTTTATTTTTTGTACCATAAGCATTTTGCAATTTCATATAATACTCAATATCCATAGGTTAATCCTCCTCGTACTGAGCATAATTAATAAACTGCTTCAATGCGTTAGTTTTTCTATCTCGATTTTTATAATCATCAATCTTGATAGACAAATCATGTTCCAATTTAGCAATAAAATTACGGTAACTTGTCCTTTCATTTCCTGGTGAAAATACACTCAAATCAGATGGTGTGAAATTAATTTCCATTGCATGAAGGAGAGTTTCATCCCTTTTCATATAAATAAGAAACATAATTTCAACAACCAGTTTGATTTCTTTCGGTAATAATTTAAAACCAATTTGTTGTACATCTTCATCATAATCTGAAAAATCTACATCCAAATTCGAGAGGCATGATAATTCATCAAGTGCCTCGCATAGATAATTAGTAGCACGAGTTTGAGCAATTTGTATCGCTTCACTAACATCTATATTATAATAACTAAAAAAGTCTTCATCCTTTTCTATACGAACATAGAATTTGTTGAGAATTTTTTCAAATTTTGTAATTTCTTGAGGCAATTAATTTCACCTCCCATATTAATTTTTTCTAGGTCTACCTGGGGACTTTCTAGTAGATTTTGCTACTGTCTTTACATCCTCAGTTTTAGCAGAAGCAGTATCAGCTACTTCCTTTTTATCTACCTGCTTAGATGCATTCATTTGTAGTAAAAGTGCTTTCATTTCAGCTAATTGTTGTTCAAGTTCTTCAACTTTTTTATTGCTTGGTACTACATCCGCATCATCTACAGAAATATTTGATTTGATTTGATTATTAAACAATTCTCTTGTGCGTGTATCAATGACATTTGCCATATCCAATGTAAGTCTATATCCTTCTGATTTTAACTTTTGAAACTGTCCACGCACTCTATCAAAGTCAGAAAGAGTAGAAATAGAAATAATTTTAATAAGTCCTTCTTTTGTTGGATTCAAAAGAATATCTCTAATTTCACTAATCTTTAATACTTTTGACTTGTCAATACGAAGCTCATCATATAGATCATCTTCAATATCCTCTGGAAATTCTAAATTTCCTGTCCTAAATGCAGTTCCGTTATTTGCATAACGAATTTCATCTAGTGTAAGTGGAATAGTTGTAGGTTGACCATCTATAGCAGCTTCAAGAACAGTGCTTTTACCTGGGGCGATATTAATACAAACGCAATTATCGTTATAATTTAAAACAGAAATATGTTTAGTTTCTTGAATATTAATAACAATTCCTCCTAATATTAGGAGGGCGTTTGCACACCCTCCTTAAATTTTTTGTAATAAAAAAAAGACTACTTACTTAGAGTAACCTTTGCGAAGTTTTCAATATTTGTAAGCATGATTCCATATGTGAAATCTTTTAGCATAATATGAACTTTCTCACCCTGATTGTTCATATCTTGATATGTATGAATTTCACCCTTCATATCAAGGTTTCCAATTTTTCCAGCTACACCATAAATACGCTTATCTGGAAGTAGGAGAGAACCTGTACCAGTTTTCTTTGCGCCAGAAATACCAGCAATACCAATTCCATCATATGTTTTAACAAGACCATATCTATTAAAATCATCTTTCATAGTATTACTCATATATTGTGCAAAGTTTGGCATACGTCTAATAGCTTGAGCATACTTATTAAGTGTGATAATTACACTATCGCTTGCTCTATCGTTGAGGTAAAGAGAAAGCTTATCCATAGCCTCAAGTGTTGGTGTTGCGCCATCAACAGGAATTAATTGATCTCCACCTTTAACTGCATCATCTGCTTGAGCAAGTGCATCAAAGAATAGTGCGTTCTGGCAAGCTTCTTTCATAAATGTAGTAAGAGTAGCAATTGATTTAAAGCCATTCTTACGCAGGTCTACATAAGATAGGTCAGTTTCAACCTGACGGTTTTTCCATGTAGGTTTCAGTACAGAAATATCAATGTAGGAACGATCTACTGTACCGCCTTTAGCTGATTCATGCGCTACAAGTGTATTCTTTGGATCTTTGTGTCCTTCATAATCATCAAATTCACCAACAGAACCTCTTTCAAAGATTTGATCCAGAAGTTCATCTGGCGCATTGTAAATTTCTTCATTTACAGTTCTATTAATGAACTCAGCGATTGTACATTCGGGATCTTTTCCAGTTTTTCCAATTTCCCTAGCCCAAGCATCAGAAATCTCAGCAATTTCTTTTTCCTCGGCATTAAGTTCTCTTTTATATTCAATTTTTTCAGCGACATCAAAGAGTACGCCCTCTTTGCTCATAATGTCTTTAATTTCTGTATTAATAGCCATTGTGTTAATTCCTCCTTATCTTAATTACGCTTGTACAACTGCATCAGATTCTACACGAATCATAATGAGGTCGTGACCATTATCTTTAAATGGTTTCTCATATACATATTTGGAAGATCCAGTTGTAAGTTTCTGCCATTTTCCATCTGCACCTACAGATACAGGTGTACCATCAGCAACTTCACCAGAAAAATCTTCTGCCTTATACTGGTCTGTTGCAAACTTTTCACCATCTGTATATCTTTCAAGTCCAAGGAACTCACCTTTGGCAATATTTACAAAATCTTCATCATAGTCAGACATATCCATTCTTGCTGCATTAACACCAGTTGGAATACGCTCTTTTGTTGCTACATAAATATTTGCTACAGTTTCAGCTTTTGGAAGTTCAACAGTAGTAGCATCTTTGATTACAACACCCATACCTGTAACAAGTGCTACACCAGCTTTGTGCATTGTATCTTTTGGCTGTGCGCCATTACGTCTAATATCACGAATCATTACATTTTCCTCCTATTATCGTCTTGATAAAAATCTAGTCATGAAAGAACTTGCGCTTTCATTTACATCATCAGTTTCTAAGCTCGCTGTTGCTGGCATAGGATTTGGTTCTTCTGTTTCAACATCCTCTGCTACATCAGTTTCTTCTTTATCAAAAGAAGCAATATATTTTTCTGCGATTAAACTATTGATGGCAGTTTTATCTCTTGCTTCAATTAATTCTGCGATTTCAGCTTTTGCAATTTCTTTCTCAGTAAATAATCCACCTTTAAGCAAATTTTTCTTTAAGGATTCTTTTTCCTCTGCAATTTCAGCTTCGATCTTTTCTTGTTCTGCTTTTTCAACCTGTTCTTTATATGGTTGTAGTTCAGAAATCTGCACATTAAGTTTGCCAATTTTCTCACCTGCGGAGATAACAGCTTTATCTTTGATTTCAAGCTCTGCGGTTAATGTTTCGATTTTCTCATCTTTTTCAGCAAGAACAGTATTAATATCTGATACAGAAACAGTAAGTTTTACATCTTGTGGTTCAGAAACAGTTACTTCATCATTTTTAACAGTATATGTAAATAACTTATAATCTAACTGTGTTGGAGCATTATCCGCATGAAACCAAACAGTATGTTCTTCTGGAAACCAATAAGAAAGATATCCCCAACATTTCATTTTATCTTCGCAAGCTTTGCTAATTTTTCTATATAAATCATTATCTGTTAGAGAAGCTATTTCTGGTTCTTCTTTATTGTCCTCTGGTTCAACATCAGATTCAGCAGTTTCCTTTGTTTCAGATGCATCTTCTGCACAAGAAGTTTTCTTTTTCTTTTCAGCAGTTTCTTCATCTTTTTTCTTTTTGTCTTTTTCTGTTTCGTCTACAGAATCATGTGTTTTCTTTTCTTTTTCTGTATCTTCAACAGAGACATCTTTCTTTGTCTTGTCAGCCAAATTCATGTCCTCCTTTTCTTCAATATCTTCATAGTTTGCTATATCAGTATTTGAAATATCAGCAAGAAGAGCAGAAGATAATTGTTCTTCCAAATCATCCATTTCGGCATACTCAATTACACCTGCTCCTGGAACGGCAGGATTCCTATTGCTACCTAAAATGCAATTGCCAATAAATTCAAAAACTTTATAAATTTTATTAGCACCCTCAGTAACTACATCAGTTGCAGTTAATTCCCATGAGCTGCTAATTTCTCCATCGTCCCATAATTTATCGAATACTTTAAAGTATTCTGGGAATCGTGAAGTCCATAGTTTAGTTTTGATTAAAATACATTTTGGCGTACCATCATAACCATCTACTTCACGTTCCTCAATCCATGCATCTGTCACACTACCAATTGGAACAGTGTCAAAATGACTTTTCTTTTTTCCATCTTTAGTTTTTTGAATGATCAATTCATGACCACCAAAATCTACAGGTTGTCCGAAAATATTCTTTTTAAGTTTGGCTACAATTGGATATCCAATGATTGTGTCAAAATATTTTTCACCTGCTTCTTCTGGAATGATTCTTCCATATGAATCAGGTTCATCTAACACACTGATCAAAAAGACAGCTTCCTTATAATTGGTATAAGACGCTATAGATATGGGGCGACTGTTTAGAATAATATGTTCATTATCCATTTCAATCACCTCGTTTAAGTTGTTTTAGACTCTTGATAGTTACTATCATATTCTTGTTTCGATTCATTTACAGAATTTCCATTTGATGTACTTCCTTTAGGTCTACCACCTTTAGAATCTTTTTCTTCATGCTGTACATCTTCTTGTTCATCTTGATTACCAGAAGAGTTATAAGATGTTGGATGTGGAACAAAGATTTCATTAACACCATTATCTTGTTCTGCTTTTCTGCGTTCCATTTCATCATTGAAATTCATATCCAATGTTTCATATGCTGTACGGAATGAACAATTTAATTTAGAATACAAGAACTCTGCAAGATCCTTTTTCATTTCAAACTCTAATAATTCTGCATCGAGAATATGTGGAGTAGGGCAGTATTCAATAGGAATCTTTTCTTCCGTTAAAACAATTTCGTACCATCGCTGTAGAATTACTTCTTGACGTTCAGCAATTTTATTGATAGTACGCATAAGCTGTTTAATAGAAATATTTGCTGTACTCACTGTTTGTTGACCATCAGTATTCAAAAATGAAATTCCTAATGCAGAAGTAACACGAGAACGATATTGTTTTACAGTGCTTTCATTTGTAAACTCTACTGACGGTTCTACATACATAACTTTTTCCACACATGGGGGCGGGGTATAAACTACTGTAGGATTAGCCCATGCTGCCATTAAACAGGTATGAGCATAAGCCATATCCTCAAGACCTTTTTTATCGTAAGTGTCGCCCATAGTTTCTTTACGCATAATCTGAGTGATAATCTTTTTAGCTTTAGCTTTCGCATTAATTGCATCTGCTTTATCACAAGTATCAAGCATAATCTTTGGCTTCAATGCCTTAAAAATAGGAGAGAGTCCATAAGCTCTGCCAAGATTACCAAAACGATTAACGCCTGTGCGTCTAATGTCAAGTCGTGCATATTTTTCTCTTGCACTATAAGCATCAATAACTTCTTTTGGATAGTTATTTTTAATTTCTTCGGATGTATTTTTAAAGAATAATGGTTTGTTCTTTTTATTTTTTAACGTAGACTTTTGAAGTCTGTTTGACAATTCTGTTGTATCAATTAATACATATGGGATTCCATTTAAAGAATAATCGGAAATAATAGCTACACCTAATGGATATTTGTCAATTACATGGTGATAGATTCCTTTAGCTTTCTTTGAGCGAAGATACTGAATACAGTTACCTTCATCATAAGTAGAAGTGATCGAAGTGGTCATAACATCATTAATATTTACTTCTTTATGAAATCGTTTGATAATGCCATCGGCTTTATCTTTTATATCCTGATCATATTCTTTAGGGAGATTGTCAAATGAATATCTGACATTTGCATTAAGATTAGATTCTATAGATTCATGTACCTTACCAATAATATCATCCTCATTTTCGGCTTGGCGCACTAATTGATTGATTTTCTGAATTTTAGATATATCACTTTGAGCGTTTAACGCTAACTCTTTAATACCATCTAATGTAGTTTCGGACGAAGTGGAAGATGAAGATGCTTCATTAAATCTGACGGAGTATTGTTGACCACCTTTATCAAAACTTTGCATTGCTTCATACATCCAATTTTCAGATTGCTTTTTAATCGCTTCTGCTGTAACAAGGACGGTTTCATCTCCATCATTATCTTGTATACTTGAAGCAATTGTTAATTTATAATCCTTATCAGGATTGTCAATATATTCTGGTTCTTCTGATTTTGACATGGAAACCTCCTTTCTTTAGAATGATATTGATGATGCACAGATGGGGGCAGAAGAATAGTCTGTTTCAGGTTTTTTATCCTTATTGCAAAATTCCATAATATAAAATATTCCATAAGATAAAGCTGAAAATTTATCCTTATCAATTTTTCTAACTACCTTTTCTACTGTAAGATTATTTCCAGATAAAACTTTCAATCGTAAGTTTGTTATTTCCATAAATAAAAGCTCCGTATTCATGAACGGAGCTACATTCTTATCAAAAAATTCTCTTTCTTTATCTGTGAAATCTTGTTCTTGTTTTCTGATAAGCATGTGTAAAATATTACTATCTACTGCATTTATAAAATATGAAACAACCTTTGTTTGTTGCCCTTGTGCTTTCATATCAAATAAACATTTTTCTGCATTGTCAACTTCTGGTTTATTATCTGTATTGATTGTATCAAAGCATCCTAAGCTTTCTCCTGTAACAGGATCGTAAGATGTTAATAAAAGTTGATCAACTAGACCAGATCCTAATCCGTTCCCATCAACAATTACCATTTTTGCTTTATATTGACGTTTTAATTTTTTTATTAGACAAGCTTGATTTTTAAAATTCATTTTATTTGATACACCTAATACATTCACCGCTTGAATATCTACAACACGTTTATTTACTGGACTTCTCAATACTTTTAATACAACAATAGCAGATTGGTTATTACTTGTATTTTCACTACGAGCAACATCGACTGCAATATAAAATTCATCAGTCTCTCGTTGCATTTCTAATATTGGTTCTGTAAGAATACGTGAAGCCATTAATTTGTTTACGTCAACAAGTGCATTATCCGCACATCCTACCCATTTTTGTTCATAGTTTTGAGCAAAGAAAATAGGATTAGAAGTTTTCTTTTTCTTTAAAATCTGTGCTTTTGTAGAACCACGCCCATAATAACAAGGAAGCATCCAGTCAGAACCTAGTACGATTTCGCCATTACACGAAACCATTCCTTTTACCATATTTACACTTCGATTATACTCATCTGTACCTCTATAACCACTTGTAGTAAAGAAATGAATTTGTTGGTTCAATTCTTCTGGATCAATAATCGCAAGACTTCCACAAGTCGTTCTACCAACTTCGACAATAGGAGCTAAAGCATCTTCAAAAAGAGCATTATTCAAAAGAGCAGATTCTTCTATCTTAATACGATTCCTTCTTCTACCTTTTGATGTTTGTGCATTTGCAAGATTTGTAATTTTTGCTCCACCTTTAAATTGTATAAGTGCGTCATTTTTTGAAAATCGTACTTTCTCAATTTCATTTTCAAAAAGAGGGAAATCAGTTAAAATTTCATTGTATTTATCTTCCATTAAAGCGGCACTGTTTTCACGTGTTTGAGCCGTTACGGACATCGTAATATTGGGAAACAAAGTTCCTGCAATCATATCATCAAGCATTTCTGTATATGTTTTCGCATATCCACGACTAAATGTACCATACATACTCATAAAACGCATATCAGCTCTCATAAATGTTCTTTGGTCAAAATGCAATTGCCTATTACTATCTTTTCCTTTAAAAAGTTCTACATATAAATCTGGGTACCATTTCGCCCAACTAATAAACTCATAATAATTCCACAAGTGCTTGCCAAATGTACTTTCATCTTCTAATTGAATAATTCTATCCTGTTCACATTGCGTAGCGAAGTTAATTTCATCATGTGTTTTCATTATCTTCACCACCTAAATCATCATAATCATCTGGCAATTTAATAAATGTTTTTACAGTGTCTCTATTTTTTTCGGTTGTATCATTCGAGAAAATACCATAAGGATCACCATTTTGTTCAATATATTGTTTCTTCTTCTCATCATAAAATTTATATACATCTTCATAAGCGACTTCTGGTTGTCCATTAAGTCTACGTTCATAATTAACATAGCACCATATATTAAAATCAACAGCATCATTTGGTCTATATTTAAACCGAGGAAGAATTTTAATAACATCAACTGCCTGTTCAAGAGCTTTTGTTAATTCTGACATACTTGTAACTCCACTATCTAAATCTGCTTTCGTAAGCTGTTTTGGAGTAAGCTTTGCATCTTGAGCAGAAGATTGGGCTGCATCGTACCATTTCTTCGCCTCAGCTACGTCACCTCTTGCAGTAGCAAGTTCTTCTTGAACTTTAAATCTTACATATGTAGCAAGAGCTTCTTGGTGAATGTTGGTTTGCAATGTATAATTGATTTTTAACTTATCGTATTTTTCTTGCATTTTTTTATACATTGAAGTCGTATAACCTTCGCCAAATAGATCAATAATTTCAGGTGTGACATTAAAATTATCATCATTTGCTAATATGACAGGTTCTTCTTTTTTTTGAACTGCGGATGTTGGGTTTTCACATTCATTGTTTTCATTATCTTCAATTACAGGGGATGGATTATTCACATCTGCAAAAATTGTGTCAATTTTTTTAATTTTACTTTTAACTGTATTTGTATTTTGATGAATAAATCCATCTTTTTCTGAGTCTTCATAACTTTTATTAATACATTGGCGCATACTAATATTCTTAAAATATAACTTTATAATATCTCTACCATACTTTTTGATATTTTCCTTATCGATAAAAGCATGTTCTCTTTCAAATTGCTCATATGCGCTCATCAAATCATTTTTATAATAAGGTTTATCAAATTTTCTAAGACATTTATTTAATTCAACCTCATTAATTTCTCCTGTATCTGAATCAACACACATATCAGCAATACAGTCCTTGCAAACAGGTAATCTCCCGTCAATTGAAAATAGTGGTGATTTGCTGATATAAAATCCATCGACTAATCGTTTCTCGTGATGGCAGCAAGTGCAGACCTTCTTTCCTTTTTGTTGATTTGCTGGCGTTGTACCAGTTTTCTTAGTAGGCATAACGCCACCTCCTTTATTTTTGCATAAAATTAAGCCGATTGTTTTAGTACCAATCGACTTTATGATATTTTTCTATATTGTGAGTATCTACTATACCTTTTCGTCATTACATAAGTAATGTTTAGTGAGTAATATTATTCTCACTATCCAGTAGCGAAATCTACTGTGGATTTCTCCAATTAAAATAGGAGAGTAGCATTGTTATCTTGTTTCCATTATCATATCCATATGATATCTAGTGAGTGTAATAATCTCACTTTACAGGTATGGAATTACCTGAATATAAATTAAATTTATATTTTTTGCATAATAAAAGAGCCACCCACGCCATCGTGAATGACTCCTTCATATATAATATTTATACTAATTTGACTTACATTTTTATTCTTTATTATCAATAATATTTACATCTATTACATACGCAACATCTTTTACAACTTTAATGTTTTCATGACCATATTTTTCATCAAGAGTTTTAATTTCTGTTTTTAATTTTTCCAAATCATCTGTCTCAAATGGGACAAATGTTTCTTCACTTGATGTAGCAGAAGTGGTAGTGCCATATAGTTGCCATAGTTTTTTGCTATCATTATATTTGATTAAAATATTATACATTGTTTTTTTATTCTCCTTTATTATAGGGCGAGTGGAGGTAGTGAGCCAACCAGAGCTAAAAACAGTATGCATCCCATTAGTAGCTTTCGACATCATGTTACTCGCATATTTATTTTTTGAATAACAAAAGAAGCCACCAATAAGGCGACTTCTCATAAATTTTAATATTAAGTTTCTATATATTTATAATCCTTTGCAAAGATTCTTCCAATAGTTAAATCTTCCTTGAACAGACTGAGCAGAAGATGTACCACTTGTGCAATACTGAACATAATCTATATCATTACCATAGCTATCTACAAATGTCTGCACGATATTTACAAACTTATCAAAGTCTTTTTCATTCTTCACACATGTATATGCGGCATATAACATCATCGGAAGAGAAGTAGACTTGAGATTAAGTTTTTCTGTGAATTTTTCATCTAAGAATGACAGAGCAGATTTTAATATAATAATATCTTTTTCATCAACATGTTCATTATACCATTCTACAAATGTATCAATATCTTTTGCTCTAAACGATGTAAAATCATTCTCATCTGTAGTGTTTATCAGCATAAGTGTCTGGCGCACAATATCATTTGATACATCTTTCTTTAACTGTGTTGGTGATAATACTTTTGCAAAGAATGGATGATTTGCAATATCAAAGATAATTGCGCTAACTTCATCACTCTCTAATGATTTTCTCTTCTGAGTATTGGATAATGGTTTACCACCATTCTGTCTACGGAACATTTCACGAATATCTTCATCTGTACAATCAGAAAAGATATAATGTACAATTTCATAATCTGTGATTTTATCCTGGACAACTTCATCTAACTGTGAGAATTTCTTTCCGGCAATTTCATATACAGTATTTTCAATTGATACTTGTTTCAGCTTTTTGCTTAATTTGAATCCATCAGTTAAAAAATTTCTGATAGTTGTACTACGCTGAACACCGTCAAATACATATCTGATTTTATCTTCTTTTTCTTCTGAACGAATAGGATCAACAGGATAATTGCGAATCATTGAGTCGATTAATAAGCTCTGCTCGAAATTTTTCCATTGTCCTTCTTTTCGCTGTAATTTATGGAACATATTGTATTTCCCATTTTTCATATCTCGTGCAAATGATTTGACAGTTTGTGTCTTTCTGTTGAACTCCATATATACAACACCTCCAATATTTGATATTTTTACATTATCACAATTGGAAAATGTTGTAAAGGATAAGTTTACTTTAAGATAGGGCAGTAGTGAGCTGCCCTTTTCAAGAGAAGAGATTATATGAAACAAGAAAATATATAGAAAGATAGGTATTTGCCCGAAGCGGTTTGACAGTCCGATGTTGTGCGCTTGTCTCCATATAAGTGTGTTTGGTCTACACTACGGGCTTTTTCGGGTTGATTATAAATCAATCAGTAAATGCTTCATCAGACTCATCATTTTCATCATTACGAATAATATAATGATCTAAAGTCGTAGTGACTTGATTATGTCCTAGTAATTTCTGAGCTACCTCTGGTGCTTTATGCTGAAACACAACAAGGTTTGTAGCCCTTGATTCTCTGAACAAGTGAGGATGCACCCTACGTCCAACAATTTGTGTAAACAATCCTTGACACCAATTATTAAAAGTACTTTCGCTTACTTGTCTAACTTCTTTTCCATCTTTAGATTTAATTACAAACATGTAAGGACAGTCATCTTCGCCACGTACTTCAATCCATTTCTTTAACCATTGCATTGCATCATCACCGAATTTAAGTTTACGTGGTTTACCTACAAGAGATGCACCTTTGCAACGAATAGTGTGAGTCAAATACTGTTTTGAAATAGTTTCATATTCATGTCCATCTTCATCCAGAACTTTGATTTTCTTTTCATTTGCAGAATAATCAATGACTTCCTTGAGCAATTGTCGAGCTTCTGCACGTCTACATCCTGTACTATAAGAAAATGTAAGATATGCTAACATTTGCCATTCTTCACGTTTTTCAAGTTCTTGACATAAATTAATATATTCATCTGGTGTAAGAGGGACTTTTTCATGAACATATCCTGTCTGTACTACTTTAAGCCCAATTGTGAAATTACGAAATGTAGGATATTCTTCCTCATACATCATCATTACATAATTACAAAATGTACTTACAGCAGATTTTTTAAATTTAATACCAGAATCAGAAAACCCTCTTTTAGTTAGCCAGTTAAGGTATTTTTGAAATTCTTTCTTTTTAATATCAGTGAAATTCTTATCCTTGAGATTATCCCTAACCCAAGTAAAGAAAATCCTTAATCCCGATTTATATGCTGGCAAAGTTTTTACAGAAAGGTCAGCTTGATTATCAAGGTAATCCTCAACCATTTCTCTATTAAATTCATTTACTGTTTGCCATTCTTCATCTGTTATTTCAACAGATCTATCTGCAATTTTACCATCCAATAATCTCACTTCCTTTCGTTTTTTACATAATAAAAGGAGAGTGGGTGATAATTATTCACCAAACTCTCCACCTTTTTAATTTTGCAACTCGTTTAATTGCTCAATAATTGCTTTCACTTCCGATTCATATAACTTAACACAACAAGAATATAAATCATCAATATGACCAAACTGTTCAGCATATCTAATTACTGATAATTTATCTTTCTTTTTTGTTTGTTTTAAATTATATCCTTCACATCTTGCTTCAAGATCTATATGGTTAATTTCTCTAAAGCAACGATATAATTCTGTATATCTATTTGCATAATTTTCATGTCTACGTCTACAAATTCTATTGATAATATCTTTCTTCTTATAAATATCAATATTATCTGTAAATCCATTAATAATTTCCTGTTTATGTTCATTATCTTCTAGCAATCTTTCGTTTTCTTCAACTTTTTCAACTAGCTGTATTAGAGCTTCTTTATATGTAGATGGTAATTTATAAGGATGATTTAATTTTTCTTCCATCATATTAAAAGCATTAATATATTTTAATTTCCATTCCAATGCTTTTTTACCAGTGAATCCCATTGCAAGAAGTGAGAACCCATCACGATTCATAAGATACTGATCATAATTTCTTCCTCTTGAATTTGTATATTGAGAAATTTGAAACATATCTTTCACGGCGGAATTTTCCGCAGTGAGATTTCTAATTGATTCAAGCACGTCTTTATGATTTTTACCGAATCTATCAGCAACTTCACGACTACTTGCTAAAATTTGTCCGTTTTCATTTCTTAAAATAATTTCATCCATTTTAAAATTCCTCCAATAATAAAATTGAAGGTAGAGATAAGCATACGCTTATAATTCTCTTTATTGGTCTAACTGACCAACCAGTTAATATTTACGGAGGTTCAGAGATAGGAGAGTAGCAGCCATCCTATGTTTGCTCTTTGAAGGATTATCCATCCCACCCAATTATTAATTCTCCATTGAACAAAACAATCCAATGGAAACAAAAAGAGTGCGTAAGCTATGACACCCACGCACCCTAAAGAAAGGTTAAACTATGATAATAAACATCAAATAACGATATCAAGTAGTCCGAATACATGATAAAGTTTATGAAGTGTTTCTGCTTCATCTTTAGTAAGTTTCAGATTTACATACTCATCATCCGTATCATCACTTACATTGTACTCATGACAACTTTCACAATCACCATTGCAATTGCGATTTCCAAGTTCAAGATCATCTGTAAACTCATCATATTCTTTTTCAATTTCATCATGTAGTTCTACGATATATACATCATTTGATTCAACTTTATTCATAATCTTACTATTACATTCGTCAAAGATATAAATTTCATCACCGCCAAAAATAATATATCCATTTTCACATTTTGCAGGTTCACACCAAATCTCCATTGCATTGCTGTGATTTAGCCCATAACATAGAGAAATAACAAACTCATCTTTATATCCGTCACATATCGCATCATGAAAATCAATATTTGCAATTTCAAATCCATAATCAGTAAGAATGTTAATGATCTTTCTTGATGTGTCGTACTTTGCTACAATAGCAATATCTACAGTAGAATTATCTTTCATCGCAGCGTAATATTTTCTCAAAAAACTAGAATCTACATCTTCGCAAAATTCAAAAATATCACCATAACAAATTGTTTTGTTGTTCATATATAATTCCTCTTATTTGTCATTAACAAGTTCTTTAAGTGCTTTCGCTGGCTTAAATTTTGGTGCTTTGCAAGCAGAAACAATAATTGATTCTCCTGTTTTTGGGTTCCTGGCTTGTCTTTCTGCTTTTTCGATAACTTCAAATGTTCCAAATCCTACTAGAGCAAGTTTTTCTCCTTCTGCAAGAAAATCACTGATAACTTTAATTGCAGTATTAATAGCAAATTCAGAGTCTTTTTTTGTCCATGTTGTTTCTTCTGCGAATCTATTAATAAAATCTGTTTTTGTCATTTATAAAAACCTCTTTCTTCTATATTTCTACTAAAATAGGAGAGTAGCGGTGTACTCTCCATAACGTTAATTTAAAATAATTTTATGTGTTTCTGTATGTCCATAAACATAATCAAATCCATATATACTTACAGATGATTTACTTCCTTTAAACAATGAATCAGAATACGGATCACTACCAACAAATGAACCAGCAACTAAAACTTCTGAATCATTACAACATCCTTCATGAGCAACGATTTGTTTTCCTGCATGAAAGTGTCCTAATAAAAGATAGTCAACAAATTCTCTTCTCATCATAGAAATATCTTTAATAGAATTTTCAATATTTTTAATCTGATGTCCATGCATTGCAATAACATCATATCCATTTATAGAAACGACAATATATTGTTTTCCTTCATCCGCAAGATGTACGTTAATACGTTTATTATTTTTGCATAAATCTTTGATATAATTTCCAATCAGATACTCTAAATCTTCATCCATTAGTTCATTTGCTTTAGCTCCTAATGCACGAATTTGAGTATGATTTGCTGATGGAACATGATAATATTCAATTTGTGTATATGTAGAAAGCGTATTTAACATCATTGCAATTAATCTACAAATTTCCACACATGATTTTACAACAGCACTATCATTAATTTTTAAATCAGTTAAATGAATAAGACCCTGTAATACATCACCAAGACATGCGATATTAAGTTTTGTTAATTTATTATTACGTATAAATTGAATCAATTCTTCTGTAAGATATGACAATCTATCTTGTGCAATCTCAGGTGAATATTCATTATTTTCACTTTTGAACGTAGCACCGTAATGCAAATCGCTAAGAGCTACTAAATATTCAATAGTTCCATCATCTTCATCTTTAACATGAATAGGATTAAATTCTGGAAGTGGAAGAGAAGTAATAGCTTTTCCAACATACTCGTAGTACATTTCTTGTCTTGATATACTACGATCAATACGATTTCTTTCGATATTACATGTTTGTGTTTTAATACGTTCTCGCTTTAGTTCTTCGATTTTTCTATCTATCTCTTTTAGTTGTCCATCTGAGTCAACAAATTTCTTTCTATTCGCTTCCATCATTTTATTAAATGATTGATAGGACTTTCGATAAGTCGACTCTTGATAGTGTTTACCTAAAATTGAATTTAAAACATTCTGTACATCAGACCAAGTACCAATTTTATCTTTTTCGGAACAAATTCTATAAATTAATTCCTGTTCTGATTCACCATCTATTCTTTTATAGTTATGTATATCATTCACCGCCCAACTTATTCTTCTTCTGGAAGTTCTTTAGTGATTTTAAAATCAATTGTCTCTGTTCCTTCTGGAAGAGTATCAATTACTTCCTGAGTCACATCTTCACCTGTATCAGTGTCGATTAAGTGAAGATCTTTTAAAGAAATATTTTTAAGCTGGATATTAATTTTGCGTGGATTTAATTTTTCTGGTGTTTCGTTGATCTTGATCATGTTTTCTTCTCCTTAAATTTATATATTTTCATAAAAAATAGAAGAGTATTAATAACTCTTCTTAGATGATTTCGTCTAAAGTGCAATCTTTTCCAATAATATAATCACAAATTCTATGAGATTTTGCTTCTTCTGGAAGCATATACCATTCTACACGATACTTTTCATCATAAAATTTATCATCAATAGTTGTATGTTCTAGCACAAATTTCTTTGTTAATTGTTCTAGCTGACCAGTTTCATACTCAATTCTGTCTCTAAGTTTAGATGCACTTTCAATAAATGCACCATTTGAGCCATCATGCATAAGAAATGTAGAATTTCTCATAGAATATCGCTTAGATCCTGCTAAGAAAATAAGAAATGCCATTGATGCACACATACCTTGATTAATCGTATAAATTGGTGTAATACTATCTTGCATGGCAGAGATAAGTCCATAGCCAGAGTAAACATCCCCCCCTGGTGAGTTAATGTATAATAAGATTGGCTTCCTTTCTTCTGGTTTCTTATCTTTATCAATTCTATTAAAACGCAAAATATGATATACAATTGTATCAATAATTTCATTATCAATATCGTTATTAATATAAAGTCTTCGATTATCAAGTTCTTCCATATCATAAATATCCGTATAACAGATATTCATAGTGGTATTTGCTTCATTTTTATATTTCATAGGCTATAATTCCTCGATTTTCGTAATATTTTTAATCTAACAAATCTGCCATTGCAGCCGTTTCACTACGTTCAGTTTTATTAAGTTGTACATATCCGAATTTTTTGTGTCCAGAAAGTTTTTGAACGGAGCATAATAATCCATTGTTATTTCTAAATAAAGGACTATCCACTTGTTTTACGTCCCCGTCTAGCCATAATTCAGAATTCTCTCCGATACGACCAATTAATAATTGGATATGTTCTTTTGTTAAGTTTTCTGATTCTGTACAATATAGAATACAGTTCTTATAATCTCGACCACGAATATTTCCGATAAATTCAATTGAAATATTTCCTGCCATGATTTGCATATCAAGTCCTGTTTCACCACCTAAGTGATCCGCTAGAACCATTGCACCTGGCTTCATTTTTTCTTCAATCGTTCCAGGAATAAAACCAATTTCTGTAATATTATGAACTGTTATAGGATTTCTAATAAATACCAACCGTTCAAATTTACCTTCCTCAATCAGTTTAAGAGCGTTAGAAATCATTAGCATTGATTTTCCACTACCAAATCTACCTGATAAAACTTTAATCGTAATATCTTTATTTTGTAGCATATCAAAAGCCAAAACCTGTTCTGGATTACGTGGCTTAATCTTGCCTAAAAATCTGTTTGAAATTTGTTTGTATGAGATAGGTTTATATTCTTCGCCATTCCATTTACGATAATCAACAACTTCACCATCGCTCTTACGAATAATCAAATATTCATTTAGAAGAGAATCATACATATTCTCATTTGTATGTAAATAAAAATAACTCATTTCTTCATCAGAAAGAGTTACATCCTTATATCCTGTATATTCATCAAGATTCTTAACAAGATTAAGTTCTTGCGTTCCTTTTGTGGGAAGTTTAAAAATATTCTTTGAAATGAATTTACAATTAAGATCATCTGTACAAACGATAATGGAAGAAGATTGATTATACCAATAAGCAGAGGCTAGAATGATATTATCTGGTGTTTCGTCCAATGTAAAATCATTAATAATTTTTCTGACTTCTGGTGTATATGCAATTACTTCATAATTTTCGCTTTGATCAAGTAATCTTGCGATTGATCTTGCTTTATATTTTACATCCCCATCCTTATGACCTGATGTTTTAATCGACTCAATTTCTTCAAGAGTCTTTTGAGAAATGACAAATTTCTCTTTAAATGCTGCGCTTTGTAAATTTAATAACGCATTGGTATCCAGAAATAATTTATATTCCAATAAAAGATACCACCTTTCCTATATATTTTGTCTTGCTTTTCTGTCATTTATATTCCACAACATTTAAGCAGTTGTGGTAATTATCTAATGCCTTATTAATTTCTCGACATTCTCTATAGTAATATTTACTATTACCACTATATGTCTTAAAAATATCTTCATGGAACTTAAAACCTTTATTCATAAGGTATTCCATTTCTTTTTTAGTAATTTGTTTAATAACAATTCACGTCCTTTTCATTTATTTCTCCAAATAGGAGAGTAACGTACAGGGTAGGATTTGAACCCACGGATGGTTTTATCCATCAAATGCTTTCAAGGCATCCGCATTAAACCTGACTCTGCCACCTGTACACAAAAGGGAACACCTCACGGTGTCCCTTATCGCCAGTATTTTTAAGAGAGTTATTTTATTCCTGGCTTAATTGATACATTAGATTTTGAACCTAAATCTACCGAATCCATAACGGAAGCGATCACTCTAACCAATTGAGCTATATATCATTATTATTATTGTAAATGCTGAGATTACACATTTATACAGAAGTTCTTTTAGAACATTATGAGTTCTTTCCGTATCCACTATATACCTTACGCATATATAGTAAACTTCCACAACCGCCTTTTTGAAAGAGAGGCATTTCTCTTTTGCTACATGATTACTCTGATTTTGTTATTCCATCGACATTGCCATGCCGTAAAGTTCCGCTAAGAACACTGTGCAAACTTGATCAAACATCTCAAAGTCTTGCGAGACTTATTAATGTCCATATTATACTCTTACAAGTACTATGGAATTAGGTTGCTTTCACCATGTAGAGGTGTAGACTTTCGCTTTAATTAATTTTCTACTTTTGTAGTTTCTACTAAATTCTTTTGCCAATTATATAATAAAATTCAATAAACATAATATTAGAAAATCGAAGTCTAAATAACAGAAGATGTGCTACACCAGACGCTTTCGTTCCTTTTGAGAACAAAAATACATCACACCTTCGTGTCTTTCAGTTATAATCCCTACTCAACGTTCACATAAGTAATATACTCATATAAATGGATAACGCACTCGATTAATAAATTCTTGCACTATTTATCCTCCTGATTCACCATCATATGCATATAAGTTTGCATGAGCTATCTGATTTGCGGTCAAAAAGTAATTCTCAGCGGTCGCCCCTAAATTACCTTATCGCTCCTTATAATACATACTATTTCCGCATAGACTCAATTGCGAAACGTAACCTTTTGAGTTACTAGTATGTCAGTTTTGCTTGAATTGACTATATCTCTATAGCGATAGGGCGTAAATCTATCTTTATATACCTCACGATATACTATCTGTGTCAAGCCACATAATCGTAACAATAACATTGTAAAATTTATGATGCGTCATAAAACGCATCAAATAGCGGATATTGGATTTGCACCAATGTTCTCTTGGTTATGAGCCAAGCGAGTTAACTACTTCTCTAATCCGCATTATTATATTTTTAATCAACGGAAGCACTGTAGCGAAAGGGGGAAGAATCAGTGCAACCGAAGATTATATACCAATTAATGAGTTTTATATGTTTCTCTTATTTTTCTTTTATAATCATGTGTAAAATATACAGATAATTTTAAAACATGGTCAGATGGTATATTTACATTTTTTAAATTAGAATTATATTGTTCTGATGGTACACACTTAGAAGTTACTTTTAGTCCAGGAAATATTTTTATTTCTGCATTATCCGTATCACTAATTTTATCCTTTACCACATCACTTAATGTATCTAATATTTTAAATACATCATGTGCAGAACAACCCAATCTTTTTTCGATTTCATGGGAAATTTCCTTTTGAGAAATATATGTATAATTTTCTTGTATGTTAAATTCCTCCTCTGTTTCAGATTAAGATAAGTTACACAAGATAGAGTAGGGTAGTAATCGTTAAAATAATAATTTGAAAACTACCCTCTCCATAGTAACTTAAATTTCGTCCTAAATTTAGGACGAAATCACTCATTTTTGCATGAATTTATTCGCTTTTTTGCAATTTTAAAACCAATATCAAAGATTTTTATGTCGTTTCCGTCAATTTCTAACTGTTTTATTTCATTAGAAGATTGAATTATTGTCTCGTTAAAACTTTTATTTCCACATAAAAATAATATCTCTAATAATAAATTTTTGATCTGTGCATTTTCTTTATCTTCGACAGAAGATAATAATCTATACATTGTAGAGTATCCTATAGTCTCAGATTCAATATCCGAAATTAAATCAACTTTTAATTTATTGGATCTTTCATTCTTATCTTCTTTTGAGTCCGAATCGGATGAATATATTAACTTTCTATCATTAACATATTTTTTGATCATAGTGTAAATTTTATCAATCTGATTTTGATTTACATTATAGCTGTAATATTTTTCATTATCCAACAATGTTGTGAATGGCGACCAATCTTTTTTATATGGATTTTTAATTCTAAATCCATTTACTATTGTTTGTAAATAATCCATAGTCGTATGATACTTGCAATAATATTTTTTCTCTGGATTGTAGAATCCTTTTTGTTTTGATATATGAGAGAAGAAATGTGGCACTTTTTTCTTTTTAACATCTCTTCCTTCTTCATCTTTTTCGATGTGTTCAAGGACGGGTGCGTATTTTTGTCTTAATTTATCGAGTTCTTTAACATTATTAACATCAAATTCTTTCTTTGCTTTATCAATTTCAATACCAGACATTACATCCAATTGACAAATATCATAATATAGTTCTTTGATATCATCATAAGTTTCTCCATGATACATTCTATCCCATAATAAAGAGTTTAACTCTTGTGACAGGTTAATAATTTCTCCAATCTTATTTACCGATGTCTTAATATCAAGATCTGCTTGTTGTTCAGGAGTATAATATCTTTTTACTTTTCGAGCCGATACAAAAGAAGTAGGAGTCTTGAATAAATGATAATTCCTTTTTGCCGCACGAATTAGTATTTCGTTATCCGTTAGTAATACGGTATCACTATCAAAATCTGCGCCTGATAATCTTTGTAAAACATTTTCTCCAATTGAATTAAGACATATAATTTCAGGTGTGAGATTAAAATAACAATCTATTAGTTTATTCTCCGTATTATACGGAAGCCAAATATTACCAATCGTTACATGAGGGCTACGACTTGCCAATAATGTTTTATTATAATCAAATCGTATACTATGTATATTACCAATTCCAATTTGACTTTTACCATCGAATTTACCAATTGATTGTTGTAACATTTCAATTGGATTTCCTAGCAAAGTAGAATAATTTCCATTTACATAAACATGTCCATTTTTTAGATTCTTATAATATGACCTGAGTAAATCAATTAAAAAATCTTTATAATATTTAGTCTTTGTGAAGTTATCATTAATACTCATTAAATTATATACAACATCATTTTTACTGTTCATAGGCCGTGATAATGGATCTAACTCATCAATATCAGGATATTTAATATAATATCGTACAACCTCTGGATTGTTGCGTAATAATTGTGCAAAGTCTAAAGCTTCTGATAAAAATTCATTAACTTCATCTTTTGACATTTGTAATGTGTTCAAAAGCTGGTAATGAGTTTGAACAAGTCTACCTTCAAAAAAGTGAGTCTTTTTATCATGTTTTACAACTCCAAAATTAGGATATAAATTATCAAGCCATTCATCCCATGTACTAAATTTCAGATATTTAATACTATTTGGTGTAGTGATTAATTTTACATCTTCAATTTTGGTAGCTCTTGTTTTCCCATTTAATTGTGAAATATCTGTAATATTATTATCCTTAAACCATTGTTGAATATTACAATTAAAACAACATGACTTAAACATTAAGTTTCTGAGAAGCACCATTCCATATTCTGAATAATCTCCAAATAAAGATATATCCATTAATGATTGTCCATCCCATATCGTATTTGTAATAGTACAATTCTTTTCAGTTGTTTTTAACCAGTTGTTTTCATCGTGAGTTTCAATTACATCTTCATTGAATACACTATCGTAATCATCAATTAATAAAATATTCTCTGGTTTAATTGGTAGAGTATCAATAATACTACTTGATGGGAGAGCGATATACCCCTCATATGCAGCAAGGTCTATTTCATCACCAGGATTTAAACGGATTGCACCAGAACTAAAATTTAGTAATGGCTTAAATAATGATTCGTTAATAAAAAGGCATTTTCCAACTCTAGCTGATCCAGTAGACCGTTTCATTCTGCAATATTTAACGCCATTGCAAGTAAAACCATTTTTATATAATTCACCTCTTAACTGAGCATTTGTTTTTAAAGTCTTAGGTTCACCTTTTTTCTGATATTGTAACTGAACTTCTTTTACAATTGATTTATCTTTCTTATCTTTGATTTCAACTTTTTTCACGACAAACGGAGATGGTATTTCTAATTTATTTTTTACTTTTGAATTTATTTGAATACCAACAATTTCCCCTGTCTTACTTTTGGCAATGCAATCATCAAACGTCAAATCTCTATAGTTGTATCCAAACTTTACAAATGTATTCTTGTTCATTTGATTCCATTCTTTTACAGAATATTTGAATGTGAGATTAATAACATTTGTAGTATACTTGTGCTTTTTTACAGTAAACAAAAAATTATTTTTGCGATATTTTTTATAATAAATATCCAATAACTCAATTAAGTCCAAGCTGTAATCAAGAATATTAACAAATTTTCTTAAATTATAATTACCATCTTTAAGTTTTAAATCATAGTCGTGATTTTCGTAACCGTAGTAATGTGCAGAAAGATAAATATCTTTTGCGTCCACACTTGGGATATATACACCTGTTGTTAAATCAATCATTTATCTTTCCTCCATTCTTAAAAGCCTACGAGTACCATTACTTTTTAACCCCTCATTAAATAGTTGACACATCATACCATAAATAATATTTTGAATATAATTTTCCACATTATCCATTTCATTAACTTCAATAACTTTACTTTTCCACCAGAAATTATCAAGTCTTATATCAATAGAAAATTCAATACAATTATAATTATAATAAAAATCCATAGTCCATACATTATTTTTACATGTATTTATCTTGCTCTTAAATTTTTTTAATATTGGTTTTATATAATCGTTAAAATACTTTTTATTATTTTCTAGTTTTATGTGTCTCTGTTTTATCTGTTCTCTTCGTTCTATATCATCTTCATAGTATTTTTTCATTATTGGATAAAAATAGTCATAAACATCATTCTCATTTGTTTCATCATGAATATACATATGAGAACAATTGTAAAAAGGAAAATTGTCTATAAATATTACTTTTTCACCTTTTCTATACAAATAAACCTCATCTAATGTACTATATCCAAATTCCTTATTTAATTTTTTAACAACACAACTAATATGTTTTAAATGTGCTTCTTTTAAATCGTCTTTGTCTGTATAATGTTTTTCTAACGTATGTTTTAAATTTAAATGTTTTCCTTTTAAATGTGTACAAACAAATTTTTGATCTTTAGAATTCATTTTAACAAAAGATTCTATAACGGATTCTATAGCAGAAGTATTAGAATAAAAATTTTGAAGTTCTCTCCAAAACCAGTCTAATTGTTCCCATTTAATTTTATATTCTAAAATATCCTTGCGTTTCCAATAAATTTTTCTACTTGTAATCAAATCATCATATTCTTGAGTAGTATATCTTTTTATATAACACTCACCAGTTTTAGAAGAATAAATCAATTTAAACGATGGTATCTCATTGGTTGCTACAGTATACATCTGTTCATTTACATCAATTTCTAATACATCATTTCCAATTTCATCCCATTTATAAATATATTGATCAGTCTTTTTGCTGTTATAAGCTACTTCCACAAGAAAAGTTTTCCCACAAGAAGTTTGTATCATAATATCAGGTCTATAATCTCCAAATGAAGTATGTATTGTTTTTTCTACAACTGCACTTTCTACTTCATACAATTTATCATTTACTTTAAATCTAGAGCCTTTTTCTAATAGCCAATTCTTATAAGCAAAGTGAACTTGGCTTTCTTGTGAACAAGTACCATCAATGTGATGAAAACATCTTTGCTTTTTATAGATCTTATTTGGATCTTGTCCATTCCAAAGTTTAACTTTCCCTAAACAAATAGGACAATAACATACGTCATCACCACTTACATTGTAAACATTCTTCCAATCGGAATGTTCACTTAAAGAATCTAATGCGTACATTAACTCTGGTACATACATATTCATATAATTTTATTCCTCCATAATTTCAATCTCATAACCTAACCATTCAGCTAAGTCTTTCTTTCTGTCAATACATTCCCAATGAGCATAATCACCAACATCGTTCTTTATATATTCTTCTCCATCGCATATTCCATCTCCACAAATAGAGCAGTAGTAGTTAGTTTTCTTTTTTGGAACAAAATAAGGACATGTCAGGGAGCATCTCATCATGTGACATTCTTCACATGTCATTAAGCAGCACCTCGCTTTTCTATTTTTTCATACGAATAACCGTCATTAGTTGTGTAATATATTTCTCTAATTCCAAGATCTTTTATTGCTTGCATACAGCTTGCACAAGGTCTTGCCATTCCACATTCAATATCTTTCCTAGTGCGATATATGTATAATTTCACTTTTGAAAAGTTAATGTCTAAATGTTTGAGTTGATTAAGACAATTAATCTCCGCATGGAGCTTTGGTAAAAGTGATTCTGAGCTGTTATAATCAGCATCATCTATACGATATCGGTTATAATACTTCTGAGCTGGATGGGTTTTATTTGTATTACAACCAATCCCGACAATTCGATTCTGATAAACAGCGATACATCCGATATGCACTTTTGGGAAATCAGACACTTGTGCAATCTGTTTAGCTTTAGAGAAATATTTGTAATCAATTTTTCTCATCATATTTCATCAATTTCCTATATTTAATTTTCTCTTATATACGTAAATAAATTTTGTGGTGAATTTCGATTTTAAGTTGTAGGTGGAACAACTTAACCATAGATACCGTAGAATTGAAATTTGACTATCATTTCTTTTTAATTTTACGATAAACTGAACATAAGAGAGTAGTGGCATACACTATTTCTTTTTAGACTCACGATATTTCTTTAATGCTTGCCTCATTTTTTCTTTTTGTTCTTCCGACATAACTCTTTTTGGTTTGTTTGGATCAGGGATTGCGCCAGGATTTATCTTTACCCATTTAAGAGGGAACTTCACACAGATACTTCCATCTTTATTTTCCTTTAAATATTTGAATTCATCTTTTCTATCAGTATAAATATTTTTAATACGATTGATATGTTTTCTGTTTGTAAAAGTAGCAACCGCATAATGTTCACCAGATAGGAGTTCAATGCAATTCTCATTGTTATTATCAAAATCTTTTTCCATTATTCCATCACCTTAATCTTTCTTTCCATAGCTTGCATATTTTTCTCACACTGACGATCAACCGCCCAATCCGCTACAATTTTTTCTGCAATTCTTGATTTATTTTGATTGCGTCCTCTTGCAGTTGTAAAATCTGATTCACTTAAATATCCACCATAACATCTATGTAATTCTTCTCTGCTAGGCATGTTGTAATATTTATTGTAGCTACATTCATGGTTTCTTTTTGTTTCTGTTTCTGTCATGATTAATGTTCTCCTTTGATTTAAAATTCATAGTTGCATCACTCCTTTTTGTGATACTTGTCAATAGTTATATATGTATATTCTCTTTTTGATTATTCAATCATGTATATCATCACCATTCTTTCTTATAAAGCTATACTTATTAAAAACGTCCACTCTGCGTATTTTCTCTAAATAAGAATCATCATTGTGTTTAGCTGCTAAATTTTCATATTTCTTATTTTCTGAAAGAACATATGCATAAACATCTGAGATTTCTTCCTTACTATACTTTTCTCCATTACCATTGATGATTTGAAGATATATTTGAGCTAATCTACGTTTGCTATTTGCGTTTTGAATATTTGATGTTACTTTTCGATATGATCCATAATAATCTTTTTGATTTTCAGCATATTTATCAATATATGGTTTATCTTCTGGTCTACCATATATATTTGGTAGTCTTGAAATTTCACCATTTTCTTCGTTAAGTAGAAAATCATTTGATCTATTGATATATATTAATTCTGCATTTTCCAAAGCTTTGGTATAATCAATGATTGATTTCTTAGATAATCCACTAACTTTCATAAGATAATTAAACGTCATTTTCCCAACAACTCTATTTTTATGTTGAAATGCATCTAAGTACACATCGACTGATGAACTGATTGAATCTACAAGAAAAACAAAATACTTTAGAAGTAAAAAACCGTTTGTATTTTTAATTTGAAATATTTTTCTCATTTCTTCAAATGTAATGATTGTGAAATACTGATTGTCTTCTGTGATAAAAAGATTTTTACAATCTATGAGATAATGTTTTTTATATTCTTCTACTTTGGTTATAATCTTATTTTCAATTAATTCATCTAAACCTATTTTAAGTGTTTCATAAAATCTACGTGATGATTTCAAAGTCCCAGTAAGCTGATAGGAGAGGATTTCTAATGTGGTTACTAAATTTGTTGTTTCTTCATTTGTTATCAAACTTCTTATTGCACAATAAGCTGAAAGTCCATATACGGATAAATTTGAATCTTTATAAATATCTTCTCTTAACCATAATTGCATTTTTCAATCCTTTCTTTATATGGATATTTCTCCATGGTATAAAAAGTGACACTTTTTTGTACATCACACTCCGGAGTGTGGAGAAAAAATGTGCAAAAAAATGTAATTTTTTATACTAAAACCCAATAACTATGTATTATACCCAATAACGATGATATATATACCACTCTAAAGAGTGCTATCTTTTTTTTTGCTTTTTATTGTGTAATATTAACATCGTCTTCATATAATCCACTTAATATATTTTCTCTTTGTTGAATATATCTCTTGATGCATTTTTCGATATCTGATTTGGTTTCTTCATTTAACAATGAACTCAAAATGGATAACATTAATATATTCTCTGTATGGATCAAATCAGCATAATTGTAAATCTTATTTAATTTCTTTTCTAAATCTGTCATATGTATTATTTCTCTCTTCTTTCTTTTAAAATATCATCGCATACATCAATTGCCATTATGAAATATTCAGAATCATAATCTGAATGATTTTTCCAACTTTCAAAGTATTCTTTCCATTCCAGGATGGTATCAGTAGATTGTCTTATCAGATTCTTTTTTAAATTATTATATTTGGTAGTGTTGTTTTCGATTTTCTTGTTATTAGTGGACATTTATGTGTTTCTCCCTTCAAATTGATTTTTGGTGTATTTTTTATTTGTTCTCACAAAGGATAATTATTTTGTGTCAAAAATTGTTGACACTACAAGTTTCTCTTTATGAAGTACTAAATCATATTTCTCCAAAAGAGTATCTACTAACTGTTCAAATAATACTCTTATGGTTTTATCATGTTCTATTGCTTCTAAGGTGTAACAAGTTTCCAATTTATTCTCGTAGCAGTAATCATCTACAATCTGGTTTAGTTCAATATCAGGATACATATTCTGAAATTCTCTATATAGATTCTTATATAGATCTTTCAGTTGAATCTCAAAATAATCTGCTAATGCTTGATATTTAGGAAACATCTTGGATTGCCAGTATGTAAACCGTTGTTTCTTTGGTAACGCTTTTGGAATAGTAGTATTGTTTTCCAATGTAGATACTCTTGATTCTAATGAATTAAATTTGCTATCAATCTTTTGCACAAGATTATTTATACTCTGCGCTAAAGCCTGAATATCATCATTTCTTGCTTGTAATTTAGCGGTAGCAATCTTTAGTCCTTGTTCACAAGCAATAAAATAATTTCTTGCTTGCTCATGTTTTTCGGTATTGCCTGTCATTGAAAGTTTCTTTGCAAATTCAGATGTGAGTTTATAATCTGTCTTTGGTCTGCCACCTAATTTGGGGTTTTCGTTCTCCACTACGAAAACTATATAATCTTCATTTTCAGTAGCAAATTTATTTCTAGTGATATTTCTTCTACACCATGATGCAAAATTACTTGGATTCAATTCTAAGAAAGCATATAGTTTACTTGCCGTTGTCATTCCGTCTGAATCAATCTGTAATGTAATTTCAATTGGTGTCTTATCAGATGTAGATGGTGTAATAGTAGTAATTGTGTTATTTTTGTCGTCTTTTGATTTTCTCATAATAGTTGATCTCCTTTATTTGTATTGTTTCTATTGGCAATAAGTTTAAAGCAGCTCATTTCTTCTTTGTTATTACTTCTCTGATTGTAATGAATATTTGTGAGATAGTAGTGTAATGTTTTGTGAAAAATCTTATCCTTATATAAATTCTCCATATCTGATTTATAATTTTGTGTTTTATATTCAGATGAATATACGGTTGATATCATATGTGAAGAATGATTTGACATTACTTTTGTGGCATAATACAATTCTCTGATTGATTTTCCACTTCCTCTAGCAACGAGATAGTAGTAATTTGGTTTTTCTAATGATACTGGTATATAAATTCTCTTATCGGCAAGATATTTGTTTGTTATAGATGTAATTGCTGATAATGTTTCCGATGAGAGAGTAATGTTGTATGGATTGAGAGAATTTGTGTAATCTGGATGAAGTAGTCGATGTGTATCTTTATGTGGAAAGATTACACCTGAATATCCAATAAACTGATCTTTGATATTCCATTTACAAATGTGAAAGATATGATTATCATCACGATGTATCGTTTCATCACATGGAATATCTGCAAATCCTGTGTTTTTGATTTCTGATTTAACGTTATTTGTCATTTTGCAAAATCTCCTTTTTGTCTTGATATTATTTATTTCTCTTATTGTGGATTGAAATATTTAGTTTATATACTGCTAATGAATAGATTCTCTGTTTGGTAAAATTTTTATTGGATTAAAATTAGGGTATAGTGATTATATAGGTGATGTTATTTTCCTGGATGTAAAAGTACCCCCCATGTACTCATGTATAAGATTCTCTGTTTGAAACGTTTTTTGAGATATTTATTGTAAATGATGTGAAATGAAGTTTTGATAATTACATCTTGAGGTGTCAATTTGGCACTTCAAATTTTTTGTGATGTATTTTTAAGTGAATTTTGAGCGATAGAATTGTGCGAAAATTTGACACAATTTAGACTGGTATTTTCTGATGGAATGAGATTGTGGACTTCGAGAGGTGTGATTGTTGCAGTGGAGTAATAAAAATGAAATGCATTTAAATAGGAAATAATACTGTTGATTTAGATAGATGTGACAAGGGATTTTGGGAGTTTGGGCGATGGTAAGATTGGATTGAGTTTGTGATTCTGAGAGATGTGATTTGATAGGAGTTCGAGGAGAGTTCGTAAATTATTAGATTTTACAAGGGATTTTTGAAATTGAGATGGGTGATTTTGGTAAAAATAGATGATTTTAAATTGTCAGAAAATTTATTTATGGTTGTAGTATAAGGATTTTGTCGAACTCTGTGTCGAAGTCGAATAGAGTAGTTTTGATGAATTGTGTGTGAATTTGGTACAATTTATTGAGAGAGTGATGATGTGATGGATGAGTGAGAGTTTTATGCTAGTGATATAATGTGATGATTTATAATTTTGATTTTTGGACGTGGAGTGTGAGTTGAACACATACGCCCCAAACGTCAATGCTTCAGCGCTTTAAAAATGTAAAGTATCCCCCTTCCTGGCGTTATAATCTATATAAAAATAGTATAATATAGCTGATCCTGAAAATCCTTGCTATTATTAGCTAAATCTAACATTTGCACTTTTTATGGAAGTGTAAAAAAGTCAAGTTTTGTTATTTTTTGACTTTTTTCTGGCGGTGATCTGGATAAAATATTGGATATAAAATAATTTGAAGCACAAAACAATGTAAAAAAGATAGTACATACTAACTTACACCGCCCCATGCTACAATTAAATTGTATATACAATATAGTTAATTATTACGATATAATGAAAAAGTGAGAAAACAAGAGCAAATAAGAGATAGCAAGAGATAATGTGCGAAAATACACGAAAACACAACATTTTCAAAAAAGTTCGTAAAAGTGTTGCAAATGCAACAAAAAAGTTATCCACATTAATATTGAAGTTATCCACACAGTTATCCACATATACACACATAACCACATAATACAATACTAATATCCACATAACATAGTATCTAATACAATAACACGTAGTATTCAAAACTACATGCAAAAAATTCCAGCCATGCAGCGTCCAAAATCTGCATATCACACATGTATATATCACTCTGAGATCATAGCATCACATAACCACATAACGCCAGTATAACCATATACATACATATAACCACACTTACAATATCACATAATACAACACATCATATCACATACAACATACATACTCATACAACCATATAATCATATATACATCAATACTCATATACATATGATATGTATATACACTATACATATATACCAT